TTTTTGTTTTTGGCGGATATTTTGTGGACTTAGTTGTCCGGTGTGCTCCTCCGCTATAGGAGGGGGAGGGGGTGCGCCCAACGCCCAGAAGATCAGATACAGCAAGGATCAAATGCTATTTTGTTTCGCTCTCTTGGACAAACTCCGGTTTGTCAAATAGAGTCATTACTCTATGTTGTGTTTGGTAGTTGTTCAATAACTATATCTTGTGGCCCAGCCTCTATCTTTGGCGTTTGGGCGTCCAATGTTGGCAGATCCGACACAGTTTTAGGCGCTGCCATGATCTCTTTTGACACTCCAGGCAGATTCCAACTGTAGTGATGGTTGAGGATTGCCAGAATGCCAACGGCGTTCCTTCCGGCTGTCGGGAGTTTAGCGCTAAGAGATTCCTCGCGGAAAGCCCTTAATTTTTGGGATAAATTGAATCCCTCGCTGCTAAGTGCCCCGCCTGTTCCCCACTTAATAACCGTAGTATAATCTACGCCAGTTATTAAGCTAAACCCTATAGGGTTACATTCCTTATCATTTTTCATGCACATATAAAAATATTTATTTAATATTATATTTAATTTATTAAAATCATATGCATTACAAGTTGACTGCATAATCATATTGCCCTTGTTTTTTTTAGTACTCTTTAATATTTTTTTATCTTTCCCAAAGGTGTTATTATATATATACATTAGTGCAGCGTTCCAGCGGCTTTGTGGCTCTGCGGCCATGTCCTCGATAGGTGGCCGGCACTCGCTGGCGCAGAACTCATCAAGCCAGAATTCCAGTTCATCCAGATACGATTCAAACGCTCCCACCACTTCCGGGGCGCCGTCCTGTACACTTGATACACTAGCCATATATACACACCTCCTAACTTTTTTTGATAAAATATATTATAAAGCAAAAAAGCCAAGCAAAAGAACAAAACAAAACGAAAAGAAAAACACCGCGCCGGCCGTTGGCGTTGCGTTTTTTTGAGTTATAAAAAATCTCTTCCAGACGGTCAACCTGTTCCCGTCTGCCTTTCGTCTTGCTGGCTCCGGGTATATCCCGGGGCCTTTCCTTTTGCTTGACTTTTCAAATCCGTCAAACTAATCTTTTAATCTATGCCTATAGCATACAGGATTTATTTTTTTCTGTCAAGTATTATTTAGTAAAGATATATACACCCTTTTAGTAGCCTTAGTTATTTTATTATAATATATTAGATTATAAATCTATTATAACTAACTATGATTACTTTAATAAAATATTATATATATATCAGTATCAGATGTATACCTACCGTATGCATAGGGTATATATAGGGTATGCATACCCTATCAAAAAACAGCAAAAAAATAGCCAAGGTGTTTAGCCCTGGCTATTGATCTTTTTTAATATAAATCCTGCGCTACATATTCCCCCGCAGGATCTCAGCGCATACATGGTATGCGCTCGGCATATCCAGCCACTTGTTAGCCCGCTTGTATGCGGTCAACAAGTCTGGTTCTGCTTTTTCTGGAAAGTCTGCCCGTCATGCCGATAGCCCAGCCTGCATTATTTAGATTTCAACGATGGCCACTAATCCATCATAGAAATAAGCCTGGTATCTGTCCCCGTCCAACTGTACGGCTATATCGTCCCCGCAGTCGTAGGAATACACGGCGAGATCATCCCCGCCGATCATGCCGAAGTAACGCATCATAGATGCATTAAACGGCTCCCCTTTCGGGAACACGGCTACTCTGGTGGTTCCATCCCCTACGCCGTTCGGTACGATCGAGTAAGCCGAAGCGTTCCCGATCTTGACGCCGCCGGCGTCAGATTCTGTTTTGATGCACCGGGCGCCGAACATCCCGCGCACTCTGCCCCAGTGACCGGACGGCCGCAGGTTCTGGCTTACATACGCATATGCATATGTTCCGGACATTTCCGGGTCTTCCAGGATCCGGCTAATAAAATCCTCCGAATCCTTGGCCATGCGCAAGTGATGCATGACCATCTTGTATTGATCCTCCATGAACCTATCGAAGAGGATCTTTCTGGCGGTCGTGTCCTCCGCCTTGCTCAGTTCATATCTGCCGCTTTTCAGCAGCACCAAATCAGATTTTCTCATATTTTCCACCATCCGCCCCGTGGGGCGCCTTTCTTTATTTGATACTTACATTATAGCCCCATTGGGGCTAATTGTCAAGCATTTTTTCAAAAGAATTTAATTTTTTCGTCGTCGGTTGTGACGACCTCCAAAATGTCTCCCGGCTGGCATCGGCACATAACGCATATACGGTTGATCGCTTCTATACTGACCATGTCGCCAGCCTTTAACTTGGCGCGAGCTTGACCGCTTAAAAGGTTATTCCTCTGTATCTTTGTTTGGCTGTATCCGTGTTTCTTTAATAAGGTAAGAATATCCTGTTTGTATCTTATCAAATAAGCCACCTCCTTATATATATGTTTTGGCTCCTTGTTCAAAAGGATATATATATCCTACCACATACGGGCCGGCAAGTCAAAACAAAGATAGACCATTTTTTTGTTTTGAAATGCTTGACAATTAGCCCCAATGGGGCTATAATGTAAGTATCAAATAAAGAAAGGCGCCCCACGGGGCGGATGGTGGTTAAAATGAAAAAAGAAGAAAAACAGGCTTTAATATCCCAGATGGAAGCGGAACTTTCCAAAGTCTGCGGTACATATGAGGACGATTGTTCTAAGTGTCCAAAGCAGGCACTTTGTAACAAATATATAGCGGTATCGACCGCAGAAGAATAGAGGAGGTGGCCATAATGAAAAAAACGAAAAATAATAATGTCATGACGATCGTGGAAAAAACAAGCAAACAAATAAGGAGCCACATAATAATATACAGAAATGGTTCCTTTGGCTATCATTTCGCTGAAATGGATACAATAGAACAGCTTGAAAAATTTTCCAAAATGCTAGGTTTTTCATATGCATTGGAAGATGTGAGCCATTCAGCGGAACACGGCGAGTATATAGAGTATAGGCTTTCGCACTCAATAGACGACAACAACAGTTTTATGAAACTGTCAGACATTCCAAACGGTGCAAAGCCTTTTAAGGCCCTTTCAAATGGGTCTATAGTTGACTGTTATTTTTTGAATGACGGCAAAACAATACACATTTATAGGCCTAACCCAAACGCTAAAAATGTGTATAAGCCGCTTGATACAAAAGATCACATTGATTTTGTAAAAAATAACTATTTGTGCTAAGCCGAAACGCCCGGCAGGGCGTCAGCCGCGGGATGGTCTCCCGGCTCTGATGATGGCAGACCAGAAAGGGAAAGAACATGAAAGATACAGGACTGGCCTTTTATTGGGCCGAAAAAGAGAGCAAAAACGGCGCAGCCGTTAGACTTTTTGAAAGCAATGGGATAAGGTGGGAATATTCCCACCTTGGGGAATTGTTCGCCGATGTTTTCGGAATCGGCTTACTGTTAAAAGTAGGCTTTGAGCCGATCGGCGGGGACTGGTTCCGGATCCTGTTTGATCCAGAATCAAAAATATATTAGGGGGGGCGTTTGCCCCTCTTTTTTTGTAGCGAAAAAATTGACGGTTTTCGGTTTTTTTGTTATAATTAAAAGAAAAAATTGCATAAAAAACAAAGTTCGCATTTTTTGGAAAAACTGCGCTTTTTAGTGTACCTTTTTCAAAAATAAGGGGGCTTATTTTTTGGATGCAAAAAAGGATGAAAAATGAACCAAAAAGAAACAAATAAAAAAGCGTTCTGTGAATTTGTAAAAATTTGTTGTGATGCTTTAGAAATTGGCGAAGTGCCGCCGATTTTCGTAAATTCGGAAAAATTAAAAACTGAAACAATGGCCGCTTGCTGTGAGTATGACGGCGAACACTGGCGCATATATACCCGGGAGATACCGGACACCGTGCCGGATCCTCTTATCTTTGTCAGCATGGCGCACGATCTGCGCCAGATCTGGCAACTGGAAACAGACCCGGCGGAATGGTTTGACGGCTACAAGAGCGCCGAAGAGTTTGAAGGCCTTGACGATTTTTTTCAGCAAAAATCCGAAGTGGACGCTAACGGCTTCGCTATGTTGATGCTAGCCGCCGTCTTTGGTCTCGAGCCGCAGTTTGAGCCGCTGAATGATACGACTTTTCAAATGATTTACGCCAGGTTCAAGGAATTGTCCGATGAATATCGCAAAACCGGCACGGAAAATCCAGATTACGAAAAATAAAATTTTGCGTAATCTGGCCATAGAAAAAATGATAGGGTAGGGGGGTTAAAAATCTCCTGCAAAATTTTTTTGAGAAGAAATAATTTGTAAAGCAGAAACCTCATAAGGGTTGATGTTTTTTAATATTTTTATCAGCTTTTCTTCTGTCATTTCTGGATTTGTTTTTCTTACATATTCCAGAATTTTACTTAAATTGTTCATGCAATGCTCCTTATCTCTCTAAAAACAAAATCTACGATTTCAAATACTTCTTTTCCATATGATGCTACAAAATCACAAAGCCTTTCTTCTTGCGATATAGGCATAAATAAGCCGTAACTCATGCAGACCGCATGACATACCTCATGAGTAAAAACTTTCCTCAAAAAAGGGCCCTGTAGTTTGTCAGATAGGTATATTTTCTTTTCCCCTCTATCTGTCACGCCTACGCTGTATGTTCCGTTCGACCTTTGAAAATGATCGTTATTGCTATTCGCAAAAACAACCGACCATTCTATCCCGTTTATATAAAAATGCATAGAAATACCTCCATAAAAAAATGACCCGCTAAAAATAACGGATCAAAAAAATGTTGACACAAACAAAATGCTGTGATAGTATCATAAGTGACTAAAGTACTAGGAACGGGCGAAAGGCGTCACCCGTTCCTTTTATTTTGTCATTTTTCGGCAAGTTGATAAACAATCTCACTGCCATAATCGTCACTGTGTCGCAGATCATATCTTTTTTGATTTATCGACAAAAACAATATGACCATAGCGGCGAAAACGCCAATTACAACCAGAACCAAGATGCCAAGGTGTTTGAGCCATGAAAAATCTCCTTTTTTTACATTCTTTTCCTCTTCGTACTGGAGTTTTTCCAGATCGGTTCCGCACCTTGGACAAAACTTAATGTTTTCCTCATGTTCAGCCCCACATTTCGGGCAAAATTTGTCGTTATTCATAAACAACCCTCCATTAACATATTTTGAAAACATTATACCGTAAAATTTACCTTGGTTCAACAATCCGCATCAAATATTCAGTTTACAATGTCCTACATTTTGGACGCCAAAGCGTTCAAGGAATTTTTCGCAAGAGATTTTTCTTCCGGAAGCATATCATCATAAAGGCCGGTAAGGTCTTTTGCTACCTCTTTCAGATATTTCTCAAAGCTTTTCATCACTGCGTCTTTTTCAGACTGGCTGCTGCCCTTGTGATCTCTTTTTGCGTTATGGTATTCTCTTTTTGCAATATCATATTCGCTCTCATGCGCCGCCATGGATGGTTCGGAGTAAAACATTTTCTGATGGGTATATCTGTCCATGTCCCGGTCGTGTTCCATATCTCTGTACATTTCCGGAGTCATTCTAAGATAAGGCGGTTCCTCATATCCCATGCGCATCCCTTTACCTTTTGGTGCAAACCGTCCATTTGCATAGCGGTAACGATCATAGAATCTTCTGCCGTCCTCTTCGCCGTACTCATTTTTGAGTAAAACCATCAGACGCTTTTCATATTCCTTTTCTTCCTCTTCGGATTCTTTCATTGCTTTGACAATGACCGCATGGTATTCGGCCTCATTAAGGTCTTTTATCATATCAACAACATCTGATATTGGGTAGGCTCCAACACAAGTTTCATTGCTGTCGATTGCGTTTTCTGTACATTCGACCAACTTTTCGATCATTTCATGCATTCTCTTAATATGCATATCAAACACCTGCCTTTCTTACGCCGAACGAACAACGGTTAAATTGCTGTTCTGTACTTCGATTGCCTGTGTTGAGGTGTTCTGAACCGCTACAGTGCTGCAGCATCCTCTATGCACATTGATATAGGCCTGTGCGGAAACATTGAAAAAATTTCCCACTGCTGCCGGTGTTACGATCATCTTTGTTGCCTGCAACGGCTCTCCGTCCACTGCCAGCGCAAGAGAAATCTCTTCCACTGTTCCCCCTGTAGGGATCTGGATATTTCCAGAAAACCCAACCAGGAATCTTGCCCTGCACTGGTTTGTTAAACCTCTCAACTTAACAATTCCGGATCCCTGCCGATGCACGATACAATTACTGCCGCTTACAGGTGATTCTGTAAAAGCAACATCTTCTCCCTGCGCTACCTCCTGCAGCGCAATTGCTGTAAATTCTGCCATAAATAATTCTCTCCTTTCAAAATAAAAACCACCAACCGATATTGGCTAGTGGTTTCTAATTTTGATTATTTAGTTCCTACGCAATAGCACATCATCATTTCCTTTATTACCAGCTCGTATGCCGGTCTAAGGTCTTTATCATTTGCTATAACATACAGTTTGTTGATCTTGTTTAACTCTGCTTTCTTAATGTCCGGTCGTTCCTCTAACGCTCTTCCTTTTGCTCGCTGAACTCTATCATCAAGTCGGCAGTTGCGCTTTTTCGTGAGCCGTTTATAACTTTCGCTTCTTGCCATGGAATACTTCGTACTGCGTGTCGATTCATCCGTAAATTTCGGGCTTTCGGCAATCTTTGATATGCAGTTGCTTACCCATCTCTGGAAATTATCAATGTCGCTTGTACTTTTGAATGTTTCAGCAATGGTTGTCTGCGTTTCCTCAATCTTCTTAATCTGTTCGCCCTGCTTCTTCTGTTCGTCGGAAAGCCGTTTCTGTTCCAACTCATTTTGAGAAATGGACTGCACAAGTAAGTTCATCAGTTTGGTTGTCGGGTTTAATTGCTCTAAGTCCACACTTCCTTGCTTGTGTCTTTTCTCAACATCAATAAAGTACTTTCGTATCTGCTTGCCCTTTTCATTTCGTTCAAGCATTGCCATTTCTTTGGCAGTGTCAAGGTTGATAATGTGTTCTTTCTTGGCTTGGCCGGAAGGTGTCGAAAATTCGACGGCTTGAAAATCTTCATCTTTAATGGCATCAATATCCGAAAATCTGCGGTTTGCCCATTCACGATAATTGCTTTTTACTTCCAATGCTGAATGAAGTTCTGTTCCATAAACAACCTTAATTCCCTTGTCTGTTTCATAAACCGGCACAAGATCATTTTCAATGATTTTCATTTCACCCATTATCTAACACCCCACTTTCTCTTGAATGACAAAATAAGGTTCAAGATAAATTCGGCGAACTTATCATCTTGAATGTTGCTTATTTCCGTGATTAACTTTTCTCTCATCATCTTGCACCTCCTTCCCCAACGATTACAACGCTTTCTCCGTTGTAAATTGCTTTCTTGTCTGCAAGGTTCGCAAGAAATGACAGTGTGACCGGGAGCCATTTCTCGTTGTCTCGATCGTCAACCAGTTGCTTTAACAGTTCCCTACATTGTTCCGTTTTATTCATCTTAAAATCCTCCTATTTAATAAATAATTATTGCCAAAAGGAGGTATGCAGTGCTATAATTTACATACTCCTTTTGGGGTTCGGCAACTGATATGACTACCAATCAACGACAGTTGCCGACTTTTTTTATTTTAGTTCAGACCTTAGATGTTTAATCCCTCTCCTTACTGCTTCGCCTTTTTCGATTTTTTCTTGTTTGCAATACAAATCAAGTATTTCTTTGCTTTCATTATCAAGTCTAACAGTAACTTTGTGTTGTTTTGGATTATTCGTTGGTCTTCCCATTTTAGAAGACATACAATCACCTCACTTTTGTCTTCCATAAGTACAATATATACTTATGTCTTCCAAATGTCAAATAGATTTTAAGATAATTGTTCCGTTTTATTCATAATTCTACCTTCCTTTCTGAAAATGCTTGATTTTCCGAAAGAAACTGATATAATGAATTTATCAATCTCTTTCGGATTGGTACAAAAAGCGTTGTTTTTCGTTGGTAGCGGTGCAACGCTTTATTTTTTTTTGCCCTTTACTTTCTCAATCCCGATTTTAATTAAATCAAGTATTGTATATCCGCTTTTACCAGAGAAATCCATTATTTCTTTTTTTTCGTCCTTTGTAACACGAATATATATCCTTTCGTTTTTGGGATTATCCAGTTTCGGCCTACCTTTCTTAGTGGACATATGCTCACCTCTTTTCTGTCCGTACATTTAATATAAACCGTACGCACAATAATTGTCAAGCATTATTTTCAAAAAGTTTTCAAAATCACAAATCACTAGCCAATATTCAGTTTTCAAAGTGCAAAAGGGCAAACCCTAAAGCCTGCCCTCTAATTCGTAATACTGCTTTGCAGACATAATCTCTCGGATTAAGTTACATCTTATTTAGTTACTAACAGCCGCAACAACTGTTACATCCGCATCCGTATGCATATGCATTTGGATTAGGAACCGGATAAGCCGGGACCGGTGCAGGATTAACAGCATTGATAATCTGCTGTGTCTGCGCCGCCATCTGTGTAGTAAGCAATGCCGACTGCCGATCCTGTGAAGCGGCTCTTCGCAGATCATTGTTTTCTGCCTGCAAGGTAGAGATTTTTTCCTGGCAAAGATAGTCAAGGATTGCTCTTGTTCCTGCGTTCTGGCTCTCAATGATGTCTCGGGTGTTGTTGTTCATGGTGTTCTGCAGAGCGCAAGTGTTCTGCGCCATGTTGTAGTTTACACCCTGGATTGCTTCTCTGGTCTCACAGCAACAGTTAGCAATCTGTGTCTGTAAGGCATTTGTGTTCTGCATATTTGCGATGGTATCAGCATTGATAGCCTGCTGGATTCCAAAGCCGGTCTGCATTACATTGGTGTTTACTCCGTTAAAACCTGTGAGTAATGAGTTGCTTGTGGCATAAAAACCGTCACAAATTCCATTTGTAATGCCATCAAGTTTACTGATAACAGCCTGCGTATCGAATCCTCGCTGGATTGCAGAATCTGTATATGCTGCTGCCGTTCCGCTTTCTCTTCCGTTGCCGCCAAAGCCATTACCAAAGCCGCCCCAGCCGAAAATCATAGCAAAAACGATAATAGCCCAGATTCCATCTCCGCCTAAAAATCCATCGTTTCTGTCGTTCCCTGTCACTGCCGCAATATCGGCAAGTGATGGTCCTGCATTTCCATTAAACATTTTGGTTTACCTCCGTAAATTTATTTACATCGGGTAACTAGTCTTTTTGTGCGCACGACCCAAAATGTATCAGTTATTTTTGAAAAGATCTAATGCCATTTTTTTAGCATCTTCTTCTGATAAGTTCCGTTCCCGGCAAAGATTTTCTCCCATTTCACGGAACCCTTTTGTATCTTTTTTGCAAAGCATCCTTAAAGCGTTTTGCGCCATCTGATTGTTTTGCAGTTTAGGATCTCTCTGTATTAAATTTTCAAGGCTGTTTGAATCCAGTCCTGCTATCTTCCGCATAAAATCAATCGGTCTCATTTTCGCTCACGCTCCTTTTTGAAGTCGAACTTTTTCTTTGAGAAGTCGAACTTTTTACTAATTTTGATTCAAGTTCCTCTATTTTTTTGAAAACTTCATCAAACTTTTTCATGAATACCTGTATGCTCTCTTCTGATAGGTCTATTTTTGAGTTTTGGCTCTCGCCCATAGAATTTGTAGTCTGCGTGTTATCTCCTTCTATATAAGGCTTGTAAACGACTGTATTGATTGTTCCGTTCGCCGCCCACTGCTTAGCGTATATTTCAGACAGATCCTGTTTTGGGAAAAATGCAACGGTTCCATCCATTGGTACATCATTTGCCGTAATGTTTTCAACAGATAATACCATTTTCCCATTTATTCCCGGATGGATTCCATAATTCTGCGGTTGAGCCGGGATATTCTGGAACTGCTGCTCCTGCTGCTGAAACCTCTGCACCGGATTGTATGGATATGATCCATAAGACGGCGTATAACTATTCATTTGTTGTTGGTTCGGAATATTCATCTGCATTATTTTCTTCCTCCAATACATCTTCTATTGCGTGTACAACGGCTGATTGCGTCCTAATATCTAAACGCTGTATTTCTTCTCTGGCAAAAATCTTTGTCAGCGTTTCTTCTGAAAACATACAAATCATCCCTCCTTGCAATTATATTTTTGCATAAAAAAAGTCGCTCAAAGCGACAAATAACTGACTGTATTAAGACAGAAACATGACAGGAAACTGCCAGTTGATGTTATTCAACAAAATAAAACCACGATAAGTACGGCATTAGCACTAACTTACGCCATCGGGGGTGCGTAATGATGTGCTAAAAATCCCTCAAAAAAATTTTTACATCATCATTGACAATAACAACCTTATCAATTATAATTCTTAGTATCTTATTTTTTTGAGTTTTGTCGATGTTGTCCCAAACATCGGCAATTTTTTTTATGTTGTCATAAACAAAACTCTTGTCCGGCTTATTTGCTTCTTTTTTCTCTTCTTCTGTTAGAGTTTTTTTCATTTCATACACACGAGTTTCCTGCTTTTTTATCATATCAATGACTGTATCATTACCTTCTGCATACAATTCGTATAACCTTTTTAGTTTATTGGATTCTTTTTCAACCTGGTTAGATATAACCTCAACTTTGCTCTTAGGTTTAACAGGTTTATACAAAGAAATGTCCATTGATATTTTTAGAATCTCTTTTTCTACAGCAGACTCTATTTTATCAGCAGGATTTGCATATCTGTTTGTACAATTTTTATCAAAATTAGGCAAATAATAAAGCCACTTGTCTCTTGAGCAACAGCATATTACTTTACCATGCTTATAATGCTTTTGGTAGCGCATTTTGCACCCGCATATTCCACATACGCATAATCCTGTTAAAAGATTTGGTGGATATACGCTTTTTGATCCAGCTGCTCTTGCACTCCTTATATCTTTCCCGATTTTCCATCTTTCTTTATCAAAAATAGGTTCATGCCTGCCTTGATATATTTTCCCCTTATACGGTATCATGCCAATATTAACATAACTTGTTAAATTTTTGTGAATGGTCGGTTCCGCTACTCCTATTGCCTTTGATATTTTACACTCTGATGATCCGGATATATACATTTCAAGGGCTGTCCTCATTTTTTCGGCTCTTTCCTCGATTGGAACCAATATACCTTTATTTCTGTCATAATTATAGCAATACGGCGGGTTTCCCCCTCCTATCCAGTATCCATTTTTTACTCTTTCTAACATACCACCACGCATACGCAATAGCATTGTATTACGATCATATTCTGCTACTGCAGCCATGATATGGGTTTGGAACTTATCCTGTGGCGTCTGATATTTTGCAAAATCATGGATGCTTACTACCTCGACATTTTTAGGTGTAAAAATCTTCTCAATCATAAACAAAGAATCAACGCTATCCCTTGCTAAACGATCCAGTTTGTAAACCAAAATTTTATCAATGTCGTTAAGATCAGAAATAAGTCTTTGCAACTCAACTCTTTTTGTCATTTCCATGCCGCTTAATCCGGCATCAATATACCATTCGGAAATAACCATTTCATGTTTTCTGCAATAATCCTCAATATCTCGCTTTTGGCTATCCAACCCAAAGCCTTCCTCTACCTGTTTGTCAGTTGACACTCTTATATATGCGACGCATTTCATTTATTATCCTCCTTTTTATATAAAAATGTGCCGCACTTATCGTGGTACGACACATTTTACCTTTTTAATTACTTGTTGTCAATTATAGACATTATCATATCAACTATGTTTTTAGGGAGCTCAACTTTTTCCGGCTCAACCTCCTCTCCATTTTGGATCAACATAAATGCACCTACCTTTCTAATTTTTTTCTTTATTTTTTCGATTATCCTATATGCCGTTCTTTCAGACATTGTAAGTTTCCCGGAAATACTTACTACTGTTTTCCCTTTGCAAAGAAGTAAAAATATTTCCTTTTCTTCTTCGGTGAAATTTGCTTGCGCGACAATTTCATCAATTTCTGGCTGAATGAAATCTTCAAATTTCATTAGCCGTATCTCTCCTTTTCTACATTATTTTTGTGAGCCGTTGTTTTATGCAGTCAATGCATAATTGCTCAAATTCATACTCGTACAAGTAATCAAATTCTTCTCCGCACTCATCACAGTAAAAATGCGGTACTTTTGAGTATTTGCAATGATCTGGCCGGCATGGGTATGAACCCGCAGAGCATCCGACACATTCATTTTCGTATTTTATCAATTTGCTACTCCTTTCTCTAAGAGTTGCTTTTCAAGTTGCTTGCTTTGCCCGGATGTCATTCCTCTTTGTGGAAAATTGCAAAATCTATTTTTGCTCCTTGACCTGTACGCAGTGCTTTCTTCTGATTCAATCTTTGAAACAACATCCAAAACATATTTCTTGTAGTCCTCATTTTTGATGTATTTTGCCGACTTTCTTACACCAGAAATGAGTTTTGAAGAGTTGTTCCAGTTGTACTTATACCAATTCAGAATCAATATTTCTTTGGTTTCTTGGCTAAACCTTATGACATTATGAACATTTTCAAATCTGTCAAGAAGCCTCATAATTGTGTCTTTGTTATATCCTGTATCATCTGACATACTTTTGTAACTGATCTCATAGCATCCGCATATGTTAGTATGTGGATTTGTCAGTAAATACAGATAGAAGTATTTATCTTCCGGGGTAAACTCGTCTATTACCTTATTATCCGTCCAAAAGGACAGGTGTACATTTCGGTAAATTGCCATTTTTCTACCTCCTAGTATTATTTTTGCATCTTAGTAATTTTTATATAGTGTCTATCTTTTAACAGAAATCACCTCATCCTCGTTTTTTATTATTTCAATTCCGCATTTTTCGTGTAACCGTTGAATGTAATAATCAACATTAAATTTTGTCGCATCCTCATCCATTTTCAAAGATTCATTTGAGATTCTATTCATAAGTCTCTCAATTCTTTTTGCGCCAAAACCAAACTCTTCACACAATGCAAGAAAGATAATTCCGCTCGCTGTCTCAAATCCTTCATTCTTTCCTGCTATAAATGCTCTTGCCATCAGTTTTTGATCGGTTTGCTTACCCTGTGTAAGTTTTTCCCGTACTCGTTTCTCCCGGCGCATTGCCGCTCTTTTGTTTGTAGCCATCTTTTTTTGACCTCCTTTGATAAACACATATATAGTTGTACTTCTTTGGTCTTGTTATATTCCGTGATGCTCTTTCGTAACACTCTTCGCATAGACTAGTACCATCATGCAGTCCTTTATTTCCGCATATATAACACATTCCATAACTTGGTCGTTCTGATCTTGTTATGTACGAATTTCTTTTAATCCTCTGCGCTTCTGCGTTTTTAGAAAGGCATAACTTACATTTTGTTCTCCCTTGTGCTGCAGACCATTTACCGCATTGTGTACATATTCCTTTTTTCTTCCGTTCCTGCACAGTTTTGTTGCCTACCCTTTTCTTTTTTTCGCTGTTTCTGTATCGTTCTCTTCTTTTCTCGGCGCAATCATCACAGAAAACACGGTTTGGAACCGCCGGATTTTTTCGACAGTCCGGACATATACCAATTTTTTTGTAAAAATCATAATCATTTTTTGACATTTTTAACTCTCCGATTCATAAAGTTTATTTCCATTCACTTTGACTGCTGATGGTTCAAAATCAGAAAAATCATACATAACGGATCCGTATTGACAAAGAACCCATAATCCTTCGTATTCATCCCATTCGACAACAAATTTTTCTGCGCCAACATCAACAATATCGTTTTCGTAAATCAAAGCATCCTCTTTGTCTTGTAATCCGGTGCACTGGCAAATTGTGTTTTCATCTACTTCTTTGGAATCTCCCAAATTTTGAATAAACGCCTTGCCCTCTTCGTTAAAAATGAGAAATCCAGTTACCCATTCCCCATCATATCCTTTTGCCTTGAATAAGTATCTATCTAACATAACTAACACCTCTTTTCATTCAAAAAACTTACCGTCACACTGTATAGGTTTGTCCATTGTTACTATTGCATTTAAGGTGCCATTTTCAAGCGTTATAATGACCGTAGCGTCTTGAAAAGAAAAAACCTGTGTTTCTCCTTCTTCAAATTTTGCATCCTTTCCGTACTCCTTTTGAAAAGCCGTTATAATTTTGTTATCATTCATTCTTTCCACCTGCCTTTAACTGTTCTGCTATTCTTTGCAATTCTATCATGCTCAATCCGTAATAACTTAGATGAGTTGTTTCATCTAAAATCACTCTGCTTTCCATTTCACATTTTCTTATAAAATCATCAATCGCCTTGTTATATCCGTATGCAAATCCTTTATTGACCGAATCTATCATGTCAATACTTTTTTTTGCCAGATATACTGATTTGTTGCATTCTGTCATATCATCACTCTCTTTCTAAAAAATCTGGATTGTCAAAAATGTTGCCGATAACTTCTATTTCAAAACTCTTAATACTCCATAAATTCCACTTTGTACCGATTGGCAATACATCTGCTTTGACACAAATCCAAGAGAACTGATAATAGTTATTCTGCCAAAAGGCTTTATAAAAATTACCCTTTTCATTTTTCACAATATCATTCTCCCAAATCAACTTGCCGTTCTTGTCTTTCAAGCCTGTGCATTGGCAGATTGTGGTGGGGTCTACTTCAATCATATTGGGAACATCATTTGTCATTCCCCATAGAATATATCTTTTCTCCCAAATACCATATAAATACCCTTGCACCCATTCTCCAGTGTCAATTCTTTTCGCCTTGAATAAATATCTGTCGTTCATCTGCTAACTCCTTTCTTTCAACCAATCTAGGCAACTTTTTTCTCCCTCATATTCTTCGCCAAATGTATTTTTGAATTTTGTAAGAAAAACTGCCAACTCATCATCCGACATATTTCTTATTCTATCTGCGTTGGTATGGTTAGTTTCATAATTCTGTATGCTTGCCACTTCTGCAAAAGCTGTGAGCATATCAGCAAAGTATTTCAGCATACTATCTCTGTCGATGTTGTGCTTATCTGCCATAGCACATACACTTGCTAATGTTTCGGTTGTTATGCTCTGTAAATCTTCCATTTCTTTGTCTGTGAGATTGCTCTGCTTATCGCTCATTTTCTCCACCTCTCAATGTTTTCAGTTTTTTTACTTCTTTGTTCTCTGTCATACTATTCCTCGCTTCCATGTATCTTCCACTGGCAATCAATCTGTCAATTTCTCCCTCTAATTCATCATATGTGACCTTTATTTCACACATTTTCCCGTTTTCATCGTTGTACTCTATCCTGTGACCGCTTGCATCAGACATCCCTTGATGCACAACGCAAGGATCATTGCTCCAGAATCCAAAACCACCTACGCCATATTCTTTTTTCAAAAATGTAACTCTGTCTGATTTTTTCGGATTTTCAGAAAAGAACTTTGTTATTCGTTCCTTCCCCTTAACAAATCCACTTCCATGCATGGCGTATGCTGCTATCGGATTGAAATGTTTCTTTGGTTGTGTTTTTAAGAAGTCAAATATGCTCATTTGATTATTCAAGTTCATACTGTATCTCCTATAAGATCACTCAATATCATTTGTGCCATTTCGGTATCTAACCTTTGCTTTGATACCTTGTAATAGTATTCGTCAAGCTCAAATCCAACAAATTTATGGTTAGTGTTATAGCAAGCTATCAAGCTACTAGCACTGCCTACATGAGTATCAAGTATAATGTCATTCGGCTTTGCGTATCTGCTTAATAACCATTCATATAACGCAACTGGTTTCTGCGTTGGATGTATGCGCTTTTCATTCAATCTCTTGTTACCCTGTTGGGTAGTACCTTCAGTAATTGATTTCCCTTGGAACATTCCTCGCCACATATAGCGAAAAATATCAACCCTATCATTCATACTGCAGTATGCTATTTCTGCGTCTGACTGGTCGCTTCCATCGTTGCATTTATCCCAAACGATACGACCGCCTATTAGCGGATAATCAAAGTAATTGCAGCCAAAAATAATTTGTTTTTTTGAAACTCTCATAACTTCATTGAAGTAATCTTCTGAAGGTGGCTCATTATCCCAATTCTGATTTCTGTACTGCCCATCTTTTACGAATATTTTACTTCCGTTTTTCTGCCTAACATATCCGCTTCTATTTCTTCCACCATGTTCCTTTCTCCCATATGGCGGGTCAACAATCGCAAGGTCAAAATATTTGTCGGGGAATTCTTTCATGCCCTGCATACAATCCATGTTGTAATATCCAAAATCTAACATTTTCTCTTACCAAAAGGAAACCTCGGTTTTATGTGCGCACAACCTATTCCTTTCTTTGTTTTTTAGTTAGTTGTTATATCTTTTTCTCAATGTGTTCTGTACCTTGTTCATTCCCTTAATGCCACCGATAATAAAAGCTATCTCTGCTCTATTTTCCGTTGCCTTTGTTTCTGCTTCCATATCGTGTAGTCCGTACTCTGTCTGAATAATTTCATTTGCAGTAATTCTTTTTAAGATTTCTTCACATTTCTTCTTGCTTAAAATCTTCATTATAAATCACCCACTTTCGTATCATCAACAATCTTGATTTTCCTGCCACAAGCATTGCAGTAAATGTCAATACCTGTCTCACAGCTAATCCTCATTTTCCCACACTCTGTGGTATAAAATGGAAATCCACATGGTGTATGAGTAACATACCATTCACACTGCTCATTTTCCTTATCATTGCTCATTCACTTTCACCCACTTTCAATAAATCCATAAACTTCTCATACTGTTTCTGCGATACCTTGTTATGCTCTTTTTCGGGTTTTAAGCGGATTATAAGGTGTTTTTCAGCGATAGACGATAATTCCCTCGCTAACACCTTTTTACCTTGCTGTATGCCTTGCATATAACATTTAGGTGATTTTCTGTCGCCTATTGAACCGCTTGCACGATTTTCTCCCTGTCCACCCAAACTGACATTCCTAAGTTGATAACCCTTATCAGCATATAGCTTGATGTAATACTTCTCCTTCTCGTCAAGCTGGCTTTCTGGGAAATTCAGAAATTCAACTCGCCAGCCATAAGGATTCTTCTCTTTGTCATATAGTTTATGTTTGCGTAAGCTAAGGTCTATATGCTGTTCATAACCTGCAAGGTGGCTTGCCAATCTGCTAAGGGTATGTACCGCCTGCCCGATATAAGCGTACTTGAATCCGTTTTCATCTTCTCGAAGAAAGAAGTATATTCCGCTTTTCTCATCCAGTTTTGGGTTCAGATGCAAGAGCCTATTTTTATTCTTTTTTTCAATGGCTTTTGCTTTTGCTAATTTGCTATACTGGTTCAATCTTTTTCACTCCTTCCTATAATTACACATAACCTCTATTGCTTAATTCTATCGCTCTTTTTTCGGCTGCTATCTTGATAGCACTTTTTTGGTCAAATGCAAAAACATCAACTTTTACATCCCCGTCATTAAATATTGTTACTGGATTATCGTTCGGGTCAAAATATTCCAGCCCGTCTTCATAGGTTTTTTTAACATTTCCATTTTTATCAAAGTAAATATTATAGAATTTTTTGCTCTGAAAAATAGGGTTGTAATTTTCCGTATCAAATTCCTCTATCCTTGCCGGGCTCCATTCTGTAGAGAATTTCTCTTTCAATATCTGCGCTTTTTCGTTGTCTGTTTCCACCGCGCAAATATGATATTCTGAATAGTCTCCTTTTGTTATCACATACACTTTCATACTTTTATCTTCCTTTCTTTAATAATTTCCTTATATAAATCTTCTTTTCCTGGAAATAACTGTCCTAAAATCGCAACAAGAACATTTACGACAATGGAATTTCCAGATTGTTTGTATAACTGCGTATTTGAATTAACTTTTTCTGCCTTTTCAAAATCTTCATCCGAAAAATCCATCAATCTCCAACATTCTTTCGGTGTCAATTTTCTGATTCGGTATTGTGTTGCAACTTTTATCTGTTGTGTGCCGCCACCATTAACAGTAGTAATATTAGGACATAGTGCTTTTTCATCGTATACTGTGTTTGATTGATGCTGACCAGTTCCATTATCCATAAATCCTAACTGATTAGGCTTTTCCAACACCAAATTATCTTTCTGCACACTTGTCAGGCAATTACTTGTACCATTATTATTTAATTCAAGTGTCTGTTCCAACTCAATTCCGGGTGTACGGTCAGATGGTTTTGTTGTATTTCTTCCACGCATTGCATCACAAACTTTCTCATCAGTAATATAGTTATAACTTCCACCGGGTAAGTTTGCCGGTAAACATAAGGAACATTCTCCCATCTGATAAACTCTTTCCTGCTGATAATATTGTGTTCCGTTGTTTGACTTTTTTTCACCTAAACCACAGACACATTTTGTTTCTATAATTTTAGGTTGCAATCCACCGCCTCCACAAGTATTCATTGTTGGTGCCACACCTCCTATATCATAAACACGATTGGCACTTTCAAATGTATGGTCTATCGTGTTATCCATTTGACCTATTATTTTTACATCTGCCATTTTCATCACCTCAATAACTCCGCAGCACATTTTATTTACTCTTTCAGTAGGGCATATCGCACCCTCACAAATCTTTGGGCCACCAAACTTTTTACTTTCAAAAAGTGTTATACCTATTGCATATTTAACTTTTGACATTCAATCACTCCATTGGTTCCATAGTTATTTATCCCTTTATAATCTCTTGACATAAGCGTTGATGATACATCAATTTTTTGTGCTTGTGGTTCTAATTGTTTATCAATCATTCCTTTCAACAATACAGTTTCCATCTGACCGCAAGTTTGAGATTCCTGTGTCATATCTTGCCTTAATGCAGTTTCCGACTTGCTTTTCTCTTGGCTCGTTAATTGTTCCGTCAACGCAAATCTGCTCTGCTCTGCTCTATTGATTGTATTTTGAAGTGTTTCGTTGTCAATTAGTTTCTGTATCAATTTCTGTGCTTTTTCGTTATTGATGTAATACTTCTCGTCAACTTCATCTTCCAGATAATCTTTCATCACTTTTTGCAGTTCAATAGGGTTTGGAAATGTAAAGTTATAATTTCCTAAAATACTAACCATAAAGCAACGATTTCTATTTTGAGCAACACCATAATTCTTTGCGTTTAAATCCTGCCAATAATTTGAATAACCTTTGCTTTCAAGGAATGCTATCCATCTTTGAAAATCTTCCATATTCTTCTTTCCGTGAACCTGTGGAACATTCTCCATAAGTAACACTTGTGGTAAATTGCCAACCTCATTCAGCAACCGTTCTACTTCCCACAATAGTCCGGACCTGGTGCCGCTACCTTTAACCATTCCCTTTTGTTTACCGGCAACCGATAAATCTTGACAAGGAAAAGAGTAAGTAAGTAAGTAAAGGTTTCAGTGTCAACTATTCCAAGATCAGAACCTCTTATTTGAGTTATGTCTGTAGGATCAAAACAAGTTCCGTGAATTTCGTTGTAACTTTTAATAGCAAATTTATCAAACTCGATTACTTTGTAATGTTCGAAGTCAGATCCAAGCATTTTTAATGCCATAGCTTGTGATCCTATTCCAGCAAAAAGTTCTATTAAACGAATTGGTTTTTTTATCTTAAATGGCTTCTTTATAAGGTGAAGCAAATCAATTTGTTCATACATACTATCCATTCCTATTCATCCTCTAAAATAATTCTAATGTATCTAGCCCCAGCGTTCCTGCCACTGCTTTTGTGAGAAATGCAAGACCATATTGTGCCGGTTGTTGTATTAAACTTTTTGGCCAACTCGTCTATGTTTTCTGTAACAAACAGCGGCAATTCTAACTCATCCGGGGTTACTGCCATATATAATTTCTTCATGGCTACTCTCTAATCTTTTCTCCTTTGGATTCGATCACAGCATCTTCGGGTGGAAAGTCAATTTTGTTTTCGTTCTCAAGAATTTCCTGTTTGACCTGTTCTCCAATATCATAAGTCACTTCGTTGTCCTTAAAATCCCCCTCTACAATCTCATCCGATGTGTAAAGTCCCATTGAGATTTCGGGGCAATTCATTCTGGAAAAGAATGAAGCCGCACGGTATCTAAGCATTACCTGTGGCATGGTTTTCCACTTACTGCCGTTTTTGTCAAACCATTTTTCTGCCTTTGCCATTTCCATGTCAACAAGTGGTCCGTCTACTCTTCTTCCGTGTTTCGTAGTCCAGCATCTGCAAGAATAAGGCTTGGAATCCTTGTCTTGCTTTTCGTCAAACTGCAATTCGATGTCATATCGTCCGCTGGCATTTATCATGCCGATAAGAGCGGATGCTCTCCATGCCGGGCGCCCCTGGATAATATCCAGATTGCGCATTACTTCAAATGGGCTTGCTCCAAATCTTTGCGACATATCAATGGCAATTAAGCAGTTACTTTCATTCCCCTGGTATTCTCTTGGCACCAAAGTAGATTTTGACAGCGCTTTTGCCATCTGCATTGCCATGATAAAATTGTCTGATGTCCCAAAAATACCCAAACTGTAGTCGGTTACTTTGTTGTTATTTTTGTTTGGCGCAACCTCTGTTTTTTCGTGCTGAACAATTTCAGTACTTGTTGTTTTTTCGTCCATATTTACTCGTCCTCCTTCCCATCATCAGAAGAACCTCTCAATTTATCAATCAGTTCGTCAAAAAGTTTCAAAATATGATCTTTTGTTTCTTCTGTGATTTCTTTTTCGCTTTTTCTTGAATCAGAAATCACTTTTTCTAATTCATCATTTCCAATGTTTTCTCGCAGTGCTCTCAACAATGTACAAGTTTCTGCCATGATTACTATCTTAATTCCATCTACGCGTACCGTTCCTTTGTCTACATGAATCATAATATTTTCACTCACTTTCTAATATTTTTTTGCAATACAAATCCATTGTTTTGCATAATTTGATACAATTCCCATGCATTGCATGGTTTCTCCAAGCATTGTATTTTTCATAAAATTTTTCTTCTTGCATCTTGCCGCTTTTTACAAGTTTTGACCAAGACAACAATTTTTTTCGTATTCTTCTTTTGTTGTAACTTTTTATCTTTCGTATATATTTTCCGTCCTCCGTCATGTAGTGATGGAAGCCAAGAAAACTAATACCGCATTTGAATGGAATAATCTGCGTTTTGCCATTTAATGATAATCCAAGGCTTTTCACAAATTCTCTTATATATTCAAGGCACCATTTCAAATATTCTTTGTCATGGTGTATTAAGTAAAAATCGTCCATGTATCTTCCGTAAAGATCAATCCCCAGTTCTCCTTTTACCATCTTGTCCATTCCGTTTAGCATTAGCAATGCATATATCTGTGCCGCTTGATTTCCTAACGGCAATCCAGGACTATCGGTGCTATTCACAAGAAGATGGTTCAACCATTTTACATAATCATCTTCAAAATGATAATCTAAAATATCAAGAAGAATTTCATGGTCAATTTCGTAAAAGAATTTGTGGATGTCGCATTTTAGAATCCATCCATTTAATTTGTTTGAATTGTAAAAAGTAGTCATATGTTCTTTCAAACAATCCATACCAAATAAAGTACCTTTTCCTATCTGCCCGGCATAATTTGTCCTTATAAACTCATCTGCTAAAACGGGATGCAAAATATTGTCACACAAGCAATGTTGAACTACTTTGTCCTTGAAAGAGCAAGACTTAATCACTCTCTCTTTTGGTTCATAAATTTTGAACTCATTGTATTTGCTCATTTTATATGTTTGATTCTCTAAACTCTCTTTCAAGATATTTAATCCGTCAAGGCTCATGCTCTTAAATTTCGTACAACTTCCGTTATTAGTTTTGCCAGATTTAGCACGCCTATATGCCGTATATAGGTTGTCAAAATCACATATGATACTTTTACAATCCAAATTAAACACTCCTTTGTATTTACCCTTTTCGGGATGGTCATGCGATTTTTTGTATCTTTGTCTGGTTTCGGCTTATTGCCTACTCCGTCTGCCTGTTTGATACAGAATGGGCGAACACCATTGTTGTTGTTGCAGTTATTGTTGTTGATATTGCCGTCCGGCGCAACAACCGCCAAAATTCATCGCATAACCAATATTTTTTATCTTTCCTTGTCTTTGGTTCTCCATGCAATAGCCATGTGTTTTATGTCCGAAACCATCTTTGACCAATATTCCATGCTTTTCACATTGATAATGTTAAGTTTCATAGATAGTTCGATGTAAAACAATAAGTTATCACACCTTGTTATTGCTTTTGTCTGTAATTCAGACCTTTCCCTTTTGTATTTACGAATATCTGTCCTGTTTGCTTCTGTAAGATATGCGTAAATTTCTAATGCACTATTTTGCATCTTATCTACCAACGAAAACCTGTATTTTTTAGGATACCTATTACAATTTGAGGTAATCCTTAATGTATGTTCTGCCAGTTCCATTGATTTTACGATTACTTTCAAATCTGCCATCTACCATCAGTCCTTACGATTCAAAGATTTCAGATTTTAAGATACAAACTGGGCGAACGCCATACTTGCCGCAGCAGCTAATGCCGTTGATATTGCCGCCCGGCGCAACAACCGCCACGCTACTTTCGTAGCCGTTGCTCTTTGTACTCCATGGCGTGCAGAGCCACCACCATTCGCCCGTGTTTGGCAAAAGTTTTCTGTATTTTCTATATTCGTCAACCGTCAATAAAGAAATCAACTCCACCGTATCTTCGTACTCATCAATTCCATCCAGAGAAATAAGATCTCTTCCAAGTGGCAAAATATTTCCTACCCCGATTTCATCTTTAATCTTTTCCAACAAATCATTGTTGAGGTATTCTCTCAATTTACTTTTAGACCAATCATTACTGCGTGAATCAAATTTCATGTCTCCGATACTGCTATTGGCAATACAAAAATATCCATCATTTGTTTTGTCCAAGATTTTCCATTCGATTGTGGCAAGGTTAAATGTGTCTCCGATTTTTAATCCGGCCGGAAGTAATCTCGATTCTTTTTTGAGGACTTCCATTGCTTTTGTCAGTTCATTTATCTTGTCCTGCAATGTCTCGATTGCTAAGTTATTTTTACCCATTTTAATTTTCCTCCTTTGATACAAAGATATTAGAGTTTAAGATACAAACCGGGCGAACACCATCGCCGTCGTTGCAGCTATGGCTGCCGATATAGCCGACCGGCGCAACAACCGCCAAACTACTCCATCCACGGTCGGATGTACTCCATTGCGTTATTGTCCACCACCAATCGTTAAGTTTGTTGCAAACTAAAAGGTCATTGTATTTTCTCGCCTCATCAAAGGTAATTGGGCGAAAAATTTCCTCTGTAACTTTTGATTTGTTCTGTCCGTCAACACTTTCCAAAGAAACCTCATGCTTTATGAAATTTTCTTTTCCAATTTTCGCAATCAATGGGTTTTCAATGTTATTTTCAATAACCTTCTTTAAGTTTGAAGAACAATAATCAGTACTTTCTCCAAATTCAACACTTTCATCTGTTACAAAGCCTTTTGTAATAGCAAGTGTCCCTCCATTGTACTCATGATCGAGAACAATAAAGTCTTCCTCGCCAGCCACAAAACTGTCTCCCGGATTAAGAGACGATAATAAAACCTTGTTATCAGAATTAAGTTCATTGACAATTTCCATTGCCAATTTGTAAATTTTGTCTTTTTTGTCCATTCCTTTACCTCCTTTAGTTAAATGGCAATTCCGATTCGATGTTTTCTGGTATTTCCATAAAATCATCATCATCCTGTTTCTGTGTAGGTTCGGCGTTATTGTTGCCTCCGGCCTGTTTCCGCTCGGCAAACTCGATTTCATCTGCCATGATCTGGACGCTGTACACTTTCTCTCCGTTCTTATTTGTGTAGTTGTCGTTCTGAACACGGCCTACCAGAAGCATACGAGAACCCTGTCTGAAATATTTTTCAACAAATTCTGCCTGTTTACCAAAGGCAGTACAATTAAAAAAATCTACATTAGTTTCTCCCTCACGAGGAAATCTCCTATTTATTGCTAAACTGAATCTAGCAATAGCCATAGTTTTTTCGCCCTGTGTATAACGGATTTCCGGGTCTCTTGTAAGATTTCCCATCAAAATCACTTTATTCATCTCATTCTCCTTTCTACTAAAAAGGGCATTCGTATTTCCCTCTTATTTCAATTTTCATTCCTGGATGTGCTATGTATGTATCGCATTCAGAAACTTCCTTTATTTCAGCCAGTATTCTTTCTTCGTCTGTGCTTTCTTTCCCTAAGTGGCAAAGAATTACTGTTGAAAGAAATTTTGTTTTACTGGACTGAACAAAATTCTTTACTGTAAAAAGTTCTGCATGGCCCTTTATTTTGTGAATGTTTTTTGAATCCTCTACATTCACAAGATTTTGAATGTAATTACATTCAAGGACCATATGGTCAATTTTTCTTTTTGCAAAATTGTACGGGCAATACTCAAAGTCCGTAATGTATAATATTGTTTCATCTTCATGCGAAATCAAGAATCCACAATTTCTCGTGCCATCGTGCGGCACTTGAAAAGCAGTAATTTTGAAGCCGCCCAACTTCTCCGCAATCATTACTCTTGCATCTGCACTTATCATTTCCAGTTCTTCATATGGTTTGAAAACTGGTATACCGCATTTTTCAATCTCTTTTATTGACCGGGAGTGGTCAAAGTGTTTATGTGACACCACACACCCAACAACTTTTTTTATATTCCAATCAAGCATTTCTTTGATACTTTTAATTGGCATCCCAGCATCAAGAAGAAGTGTCTCTTCTTGACAAGTTATTGCGTATGCATTTCCGCTGCTCCCGGTTCCGCAACATCTAAAATCCACAATCATTCCTTACGATTCAAAGATTTCAGATTTTAAGATACAAACTGGGCGAACACCATTGCTGCTGAGGCAGTTAAGGTTGCGGATAAAGCCGCCCGGCGCAACAACCGCCACGCTACTTTCGTAGCCGTTGCTCTTTGTACTCCATGGCGTGCAGAGCCACCACCATTCGCCCGTGTTTGGCAAAAGAGAACGGTATTTTTTGTACTCATCGGCGGTCAAAATCGACACCAGGTCATATGTTCCTCCATAATCTTTAAGGCCATCTAAAGAAGTTAAATCTCTTTCGATTATATGTAAGTTTTCCCTTCCGATTTCATCTACAAAAGAATCAGATAAAATATTACTTAATTCACTGTCCCGCCAATTATTGCTTTCTTCATCAAACTTGTATTTTTCATCCAGAAAATCGGCAATAACCAAGTAACCTCCTTTTACTTTGTCAAGGCAAGTGAATTTAATGCCTCTGAACTCAAACCTATCACCAATTTCGGGTGGTTTAACAAAATTGATACTCTTGTTGTTTTCGAGTTCCCGTACCTTTTTTTCTAACATTTCAACTCTTTCTTCTAAATGCATATTTTTCTCCTTTCTATAAATCATTTTTTATTTTCAGTTTTTCGTCACTAACAACCATGATTACAACTTGGTTTTCAATCATTTCCAGTGCCGCTTTTAAGTTGTTTGTATCAAGGCTCTCTCCATCATCTATGAAAACAGGGCATTTAATACCGTATTTTCTTTGCATGGATTGGCAAATGTCAATTTTACCAAGGATCCTCTTTGCCTTGTTGGACATTGTGTTTGTGATTGAAAAACCGTCTACCATTGGTGTACAGGTATTTTTTATCGTTCCTGCTTTACCTCTTTCAAAAAGTTTCCATTCCACAAAAGAAAATTTTTTGTTTACATCTTCCTGCAAAGATTCTGCTTTTTTGACCTCAAATTCCGTCAAAAGAGAAAGTATTCTTTGAGCATCCGTAGCAGTTTGAGCCACTTCCCGTTTTTCTTTTGTAAGTTCCTCAATTCTCTCTTCCTCTTTTTCCGTGTTTGCGTCTGATATATATTTTTTTGCTTCTACCAACTGCTGCCGTAAATCACTTTCTTTGATCCGCAACTGTTCTCTCTTTCCAGAAATAGAGGAATATTTTTTTATTGCTTCTTCTTTTTCAGAGATTTCATTCTGAATCCGTATGTACTCCGGAGTGCCGGATATATCCGCTTTTTCCGGTATTTTTGAAAGTTCCCTTGACTTTTCGCACAACTTCTCTTTCAATACAGAAAGAGTTTTCTCCGCAAAATTTACAGATTCATCATTTTCCTTGATCTCCTGTTCCAGTTTTTCAATGGCTTCTTTTGCATATTTCCCGTACTTTTCAATCTCCAAAAGTGATTTTTTTATGCCCTCATTAAATTCTTCTTTCTTTTTCTCCTGCTCATCCTCTTCATAAGGTCTGCCACAGGTAGGGCATACTAAGCAATTTTCATCCATTTCAGCCGATTTCAAAGCTTCCCATTTCTCACGATGCACCCGGATTTCATTTTTATATGCCGTTATCTCATCCGTTATATTGGAAGTATTATTTTTGAGAGAATCAATTTTTTTCTCCATCTTCTCAATCTCATCCTTGATACAAGACATTTCATATGCCGTTGTATTCCTCTCTTTATTGATCCGATCCTGTTCTTTCATCGTTAAATTGTTCTGCTTAAATTTCAGTTCCAATATACCGTCAGAGATCGTTTTGTATTTCTCTTCCATGATAGAATTGTTTTCTATTAAGGAAACAGTTTCATCAATTTCTTTCTCTAACTGTTTCTTTAACAGTTCCATTTCGGAAATATCCTTGTCCTCTTTTTCCTTAATCTGATCTCTAAGGACACGGATTTCAGCATCTATTTTTGTGATGTTTTCATCACAGTCTTTTTTCTTTTGTTTCGCCTTTGCCGTTATCTCTTCTACTGTGTTTTTTGAAAGAAGTTCGGAAAGTTCTTCATTGTCCGCAATTTCTTCATCTGGCTTTGCGGAAATACCAGACAAAAGAATTTTTCTCATTTCATCCGGCTTTTTCTGAATAAAGCCGTCACAAAAACTGCACAACAGCAGAATGTCCTTTTTTACCGGAAATGCTTCTTCAAAATTCCTTTTTGTCATTTTTACACTATTCACAAAGTATGTGTTAGCGTCTTTGTATTCCGTTCCGTCCTCTGAAATGGTTCTTTTCTGAACCTTTTCAAATTCAATCTCTTTCCCGTCCTCTGTCTCAATTACAGCCATGACAGAAACCGGCTCTTCTTTCCCTCTCATCCTTACTTCTGGTGCAGATTTCATGAGAGAGTCAGTATCAAAAAACAGCCAAGCATAAGCATCAAAGTATGTGCTTTTCCCTGCGGCATTTTCTCCGCTTATGATATTTTTTTCTGCAAACTCTACCGATTCACTTTCAAAATTTTTGAAGTTTTTAAGAATCAGCCTTTTTAACTTCATTTTTTACACCTCCAAGCACAGTTCTTATTACCTCATCGTTTACAAAAATACATTCTTTCTCTTTTCGATCTAATAGATCAACTGCGATCTTCAACCGTGTTTCTTTTTCTGTCAGATCGCACATGAGTTTCATTGTATCAACAACCATGATTATTACTCCTTTCTATTCTCACAACATCCAAGGATGCCTCGTATGTTGTGAACAACATTCCATCTTTTAAGTATGGCCGTTCTAAGTACCGTCCAATTCCTCCTACCATATCCCCTCTTTGGGATTTTTTTAATATGGCGGCGTTTCTTCCCCATGCCACAATTGGGATATAAGCAGGATTGCCATTTCTTCTGTTACAAGCAATTATTATTGTAGTTATTTCTCTTCCGTCTTTTTTTTGCCCGTAATGCGGATCAGAAACCACAACACCATGTACAGAAACCTTGTTTTCATTTTTCTCCACCTCTTCTTTCGTTATCTCATTGGCAAATAAATATCTGCCATGTGCTGTCCTTTTAGAACTTCGCAGGCTACCTTTGACGGTCGCATATTCGCCAACTTTTGGGAGAAAAACAATCAGATTGTCTGGGATCATTACCCATATACAATCCACCTTTTTGCTTTTCCTCTCTACCGCAATTTGAAAGTAATAAAACTTTTGCCCCCATGCAGCATAGGAAAATTCCAAATTACTACTTATCCTCTTCCCGGATATTGTCACTTGATTTTTCAAGTTCTTTTATCCAATCCTTTCTTCTTTTATTTTCTTTTGCTGTAAAAACAAAAACGGAAACTGTAAAAATGATTACTTCAGCAACGACTGTTGTAATCACTCCAAACAAAAACGGATTTATATACATTTCTTTCCCTCCTTTCTATTCCAAGCAAAAATACTCATGCCCCAGTTTTTTATATATTGCTGTTCCCTGCCTAAATTCCGCTTGGTAAACAAGATTGTCCGGCAGTGAATCACAATAACTTGTTTCAAGAAGCATTTTTGCAACCTTTATGCTTCTTTTTGATGGCTTATTCCAGAACTTTCCGTCAGCATATGTTGAATACTGGCCTTTTTGTGATATAACGCCCATGATTGTATCTGGGTAGTTATCATGCTTCGTTCTTTTTACCACCACGGCACCAGTCAAAATCAAAGCCTCTTTGTTCTCGTGACTACCGTTTTCGGCTTCGATGATTCTTGCCAATGCCATTAAATCATGATGATCTGATCTTTCTTTTTTATTCTCTTTTTTAACAGAGTTTTTCATATTTATTTTGGGGGTTCTTATAAGACTTTTGGCCTGTTTTGTGTCTCCGCAATACTTTCTTTCAATAGGAAAGTACCGGATCAAGTTCCATCTTGAATAATTCAAGTCAGTCATGTTGTGAATGTTTATATCAATCACACACAAAAGCAACCATCCTATAACAAATGCCGAAATACCTATGAGTGATTTTTCAGCATAAAACCCGATTTTCGACTTTTTCATATAATCAACCACCTTGGCTTTCTTTTGGTGCGGAAACAAATTTATTCACAAAGTAAATCTGTCCCTTTCCGGTTACCTTTGTTGTCCGGGTGGTTCTTATACTTCCATCTGGATTCTGGACATTGCTTTCTTTTATTTCAAACAGTCCCTGTTCTACATACCGCTGTAGCGGCATATTTTTTGAAGAACCGCTTTTAATAAGGAAGCCGTTATTCCTCATCCAATCAAAAAGTCTCTTCTGACCAATCTTGACGCCGTTCTGACAAATCATTTTCGCCAAATCCCCTATTAAAATAGATGTCCGGCTTGCAGAAACCGCATCAGCAAAGATTGTCTTAGGTTTGTCCCGCTCAATCTTCTGTTCAAGGGCGTTGTTCTTTTGGGACAAATCCTCTATTTTTTTGTCAGCAATCTTCAATGCTCTGGCCATGACCTGCTCCGGCGTGTTCCACGCCTTTTCCAGATCAATCAGATACTGCCTTACTTTCTTCGCCTTTTCGGTTTTCTGTACCATGCATATATGCTTTGCCATATCAACGGATAATTCGTAGTCTTGCAGTTCTCTTTTAGCACCGTTATTTACAAATGTGGAACTTTTCACACTTGTAAAATCCACATTTTCTGCGAATCCATAAGCGGCCATTCTTTCAAACCATCTTGAAAATCGATCTGTAACTTCTAATTGCTCGTACAAATTCCTTGCAGATATTGTCTGCGTATCAAAATTTACTGCTATGATTTCTTTCACTAACATTTCTCCATTTCTTGAAATTATTTAACCATCGCCAAGTAACTTATTAAGTTACTTCTTTGGCAAAAAAAATATCCATAGGATTATCAATGTGAAGTTCATCAATCATAATCTGAATCTCATCACTTCCAAAAACTCCTTTTTGCATACGCATATAAAAAGTTTTAGGCGTGATTTTCAGCATTTTGGCTACATCAGATTGCGTCTTCCCGTTCTTTGCTATAACGCCTCTCAATTCTGCCCTGTTCAACATATAATCAACTCCTTTCCAACCTCTGTAACTTTTTAGGTTACTCTCATTATATCACTTTTCCGTAACTTGTCAAGTTATTTTTTTCTTGACTTATAACTTTTTTGTGATATAATTAAGTTACCAATAGGAAAGGAGGTACACGGCAATGACAGTCGGGGACAGAATAAGAAAACAGAGAGAATTACTAGGATTTTCTCAAACAGAACTGGCAGAAAAGGTTAATATTTCAAAACAAACATTATATAAATACGAAAAGAACATAATAACCAATATCCCTTCTGATAAAATTGAGCAAATTTCAAAAGTACTTAATGTTTCTGAATCTTTTTTGATGGGCTGGGACGATAATTTAAGCTCAACTGCTTCGGATTTGATACCAGACATTTTGTCGGACGAGGAACTCTTGGAACATATCGAGAAATTGATGCGGTTGTCAAAAGAGCATAAAAAAACCATTTACGACAATATAACCTATTGGTACGAGAAAGAGGGGCGTTAAACGCCCCATTTCTTTTTGAATGAAATAAGAAGATTGTATATAAATTCTATATACTTATCATTTTCAATATCTTTTACAATATCAATTATTTTTTTCTTGTAAATTTCTTTTTTTTCAGTATCTTTCAATGTGCAGCGCCTCCAATATCTGTCAAAATTTGTCGAACGATTTTTCTTGATTTTATTATTATTTGTTTATAAAATATTTATAAATGAGGGAACCGCCAGCCAAAGCCATTCCCTCATCATCCAGAAATTGCCTTGTCGCTCAAGACATTTTGTATTTTAGCAAATAATTTTACACGGAGGAATATCATGCAAAGAGAAAAATTGCTGGAAATTCAAGAGAATCTTGTCACCGACAGAGAAAACTTTTTGAGCGCATTTAGACAGAATATGTTTTTGTACCTGTCACAAAAGGAAATTACAATCAGAGAAATATCAGAATCGTCCGGGGTATCATTCTCGACCCTAAACAATTTCCTTTACGGAAAATCAGACGATATGAAATTAAGCACTGTTGTGCCGATAGCAAGGGCATTAAATGTAAGCGTGGATGAATTGATCGGATCTGGAACGATTGATGAGGATTTAGCGTCAATTCTTTCTCCCTGCCGTTCCCTTTCTCCCAAGGATAAATACTTTATTCGCTGGTATGCGGATTATCTGAAAGAATCAGAAAAGGGATTTACAGAAAAGGAAAAGACTATTACCGTTATGAAATTATCGGATAATATGGAACTAACAAACGACTGCAAGAAAATAGAAATATCATCATTAGAAAGCAGGCTTTACAGTACGATATTTTTTGGTATATCCGTCTCTAAAAGTGACTATATGCCGTTATTTTCTCCTTTTGATACACTGCTGATAGCAAATGACAGGAACCCAAGAATAAGCGAAATATGCGTTATTAGGGTTCAGAATTTTATACGATTCTACAGAAAGATAGGCTCGTTTTTCTGCTCATTAAAAAACGATAAGCCTGTATTGAAAGATAATGAAATAGATGATTTTATAGGCTATGTTGCCTGCATCATTTAATTATAGGCAGAGGGATCCGTTCCCCCTGCCCTTTTTTAATTACAAAACACTCTTAAATACAAAGCCATATTTCCCTTTGTATTTTACTTTTGCGTAGCCAAGTTTGGATTTATACAGTACTTCTACTTTTGAGCCTTTTTTGATAGACAAAATAGACTTGCTGGCACGAAGAGTTTTCTTGCTCCATAATTTGCATGGTTTTTTCGTAACAGAAGTCCATGTTTTTTTGAAGTTGTCCGGGGTTTTGTATTTTTCTTTCAGTTTGACTGTTGTACTGCCCCACTTTCCAATGTAAAAATGTGGTGTATCAACAATGCTTTTCCAATCTCCGCCCCAAGAAAGCCCTACTTTTTTTGATTTTGCGATCTTAGCAACTTTCTTAATGGTCGCATTGTCATAAAGCAATTTGCTGTCGTTGATAGCAATATCAAAAGCAATTCCCCACATGTGCTGTGAACTGTAGGTACTTCCTTTTGCGTTTGTAACCACTTTACCCGGCTTTGTCCTGCCCTTTGCATAAAGGCTGTCTTGATACTCTTTTGTCCGGAATCCTTCCGTAATGATAAGATAAATTCCATTCTCATTGCAGTGTTTGAGCAAAAGTTTTAATTTGTACACCAGCCATGGGTGCATTTTTTCAAGGTCAACTCTAATATCATTTTGTTTTTTCATCTTTTGTTCCCTCACTTTCTTGTTTTAAGGACTTAATCTCTTCTTTAAGCCGTTCGTTTTCCTCTTGCATAGCCATAAAAGCAAATTCCGTTTTGGCAAGAGACGCTTCAAGAGACGCCAATTTACTACCAAGTTTCTTTGTTACATAATCTTCTCTGGTCAACTGATTTTCCATTATCATTCCTCCTTAATTTATGCCATCATTTTCAAGCATGATCTTAACTTGTTCCTTGTACCTGTCCGGCACATCAGCAAGCGTTATCTGCCCTGCTACAATGCGCCTATAGTAGATTTTAGCCATTGTTACCACTTCCTTTCTCTATCAGTTCATATAATTCGCATAATGCGGCATTTACATCATTTTCATATGACGCCTGCTGCTCCGCTAACTCACATAGGGCGGCTTGTACATCTTCACCCTCGGTCGCAGCAAGCTCCGCTAAGAGCCGCTGCTGTAATTCCTCGGTAGTGTACTTACGACAGTGAGACAATATCTCGACAACTTCTTCTTTATCATCGAAAACTTCCTCTACACTTACTCGGTCCCATTTTGACCAGTCGATGTTTTTGATTTCAACTTCGTTTTCATCAATGTTTTTAATTCTAATATCATCCATAAAAATCACACTCCAATCACATATCTCAATACATGGTTTGTACTATCCACGGTAACACCATTTATTTTATTGTTCTTACTTTCATTAGCGCTTGATCCTGTTATGTATGCTTGGTTTACATAAACATACTTATAACTAGGCCACGAGCCTATACAATACATCGCATGGCCTCCACCAGGTTGTTCAGTAACTATTTGTTTAGGAATAAAGAAACAATTCCATTCGTAATTTTGTGCCCCGTTAGAATACTTACTCCAAACCAAAACTATTCCATTTAACTGATTTGAAATTTTATCGTTTAGTGTTGCAGTTTGGTTAGCATTCATAAAATGGGCTCCTGTCCAAAGATATTTTAACTGCCTATTTGATGTGATATTTCCCCGAGTCAACAACTGTATCTCATTTCCATAAATATTCGTGGCACCGATTTTATTGTTGTATCCTCCATATCCAAGTTCAAAATTGTTCGAAGCGCTTATCATATGAATATTTTTAACTCGGTTTCCATATGAATTTACAAATGAAATTCCATCATCTTCGATAAATGTAGTGTTATTTACCGTTAGATCTCCGTAAGTTTTTAGGCCTGCTCCAATAGTAAAATTCGATACGCCTGTAAAATATATTCCATCCAATTCGTATGTTACAATCTTACTTGTTGTTGATTGAGCGTCTCTAAATTCAATTTTATCAAACTCTCCTTTTATCCCTACTGTTTCGCTATCGTTTTCAATTTTGAAGCCGCTCAACTCATATCTAGCAATAGCACCGGCACCATTTAATGTGTAAAAACCATTAGAAGAAATAGCCATGTGTTCAAATTCTTCTGTTCCAACCACACCAGAATACAAATCAAGTTTTTTTGTTCCGATACTGACTTGATTATGATCTGTGTCTAGTGCTATTATTTCAGCAAGATCCGAAGAGACGCCAAATGGCCCGAATTTGCTATCTCCTGTTATGGTCATGGATGTTGCTGTTATGTTTTGTGCAAATAAATTTTCAACATCAATTTCATTTGATGTAATGCTTTTTGCCACAATCTTATCTGCCGTAATGGTATGATCTGTTAAAACATATCCATCAAGCGTATCTACATTTTGGCTTTCCAATTCTCCAAAGTTGTTTAATGCATATAATACGCCTTGGTTATTTCCTCTAAGCAATATTCTGTCTGCTATTAAGGTGCCGGCCGTAATACTGGCGGCGTTTACTTCCACGCTATCAAGGAATCCAGTAATATGCCCCTCAACAATCGTTGCCCGGTCAATCAGTCCAACATCTGCAAATAATTTCCCTACATTTGCCGTTTCTATATTTGACAATTCTATGTTTGCGTATTTTATATCAGCCGCATCCACTGTCAAATAACCTAACTCGGCTACTTTTGCGGTCAAATTATCAGTTGTAATCGCTTTAGCCTCTAATGTATCAATTTTACCGTCTACTGCCTCCAGATTTGTGATTGTAGCGTATTTCAAATCTGCACTATCTGCTTTCAAATAGCCCAGTTCTGCCACCTTTGCGGTCAGATTTTCTATGTAGGCATTATCTGCGGTCAAATCAGTAATAAATGACTTATTCACTTTCTCAAAACCGATTGTCGCATCTGCAATATTCGCATTTTCTATGGTCGAATCTGCTATTTTTTCTCCCAAGATGCTTTTAGCGTCCAGTAATTTTGCCTTTTTCATTGAATTAAGAACTCCTGCACTAAGCGTTCCAATTCCTGCGGAACTACTTGCCCCACTGCTTGTCGTAGAATCATTTCCGCCGTACAAATCAATATCTGCCGGAGAAGATATTGACATACTGAACATTCCACCTTCCCATGAAAGATCAAGTGTGCCTACATACACAAAGCGGACTGTGCCATTGATTCTTATTTTTATTCCTGCGCCTGCATAAACAAAAGGACTGTACCCATTTAATTCTGTTTCTATTGGGTAATAATAAAAAGGCTTGTTAAGAGCCATTAAAGTAGCAAAATTATGAATTGGATATTTTGCGAAATCCATTTGACCCCAGTATGTAGGGCTAAGATTTGTTACATCGCACCATCCACCATCATCTTCTGATACTGTGACAGGGTAGTAAATTATTTTTCTTGCTTCATCTATAACCTTTTCATTTAGAATATTTACGGTTCTTGTTGTGTCCATAAGCGCAGGAGCGTTGATAGCATCATATTTTGCTGTTGTTCCGGTTGAATCCGTGACTTTCTTTGAAAATTCTGTCATTTGCATCTGCTGGCACTCTACATCCACTTTGTACGGACAATAGTATGCGTTCATCCTCTGGACCGGTTCTTCTATTGTATCATCATCAAAGCATCCGCAATCTGCAAAGTCATGTTCATCGTTATGCATTATGACGATCGAACCGGCAATTTCAACGGCATTTGAGTACAAAGCAACTGCCAGTTTAGATATAGCATTTCTGACACTTGTAAATCCGTCCGTCATAGTATATCCGGAATATGTGATACCGTTTGATTCCATCTCACTTTCTTCAATTCCATGAGGGATAACTATAGACGAGTTTTGGTAATATTCCCTTTGTGTTTCAGTCCTATTTACATCAAAGTTAAAAAGAACCGGGACACCAAATGTATCGTAAATGTAGTGGACCAGTCCTTTTATCGACAAAATAGAACTTTTCCATATTCCCTCTGGCTTCGTTGCGTCTTTAGCAATAAAGTCTCCGCACATTTCAAGCATACCAATACCACTTACAGATACATATTCACTTGTGCTTTCTGGTGGTTCTTTTACATAGAAAACGCCAAAGTTCTGCCAGAATCCGTATAACTTAAATTCAAGCCGGATAAAATTGCCCTGTGCTATTTTATCTGTTGGCATCATTTCTATGGTACATGTGGGGCTAAAAGTTCCCCCATATGTAAAGAAATTATCCGACATTACACCGTTACTAATGCTGATCTCAAAAAAGTCAAAATCTTCTGACTGCTCTAAAACATCATTTTCAATGGTGTCAACGCTACTTCCGACATGGATTCTGACATCCTTATTTTCAGTATAGGCTATTTCTGGTCTTGGCACACCTATACCATAATTCCCTTTTGGAGCATAAACAACAATCCACGAATTATCAATTTCATGGTTCAGCAGCACCCCTTTTAATGTGATGGATTCTTGGGTGTTCCTATCATAGTAATAAGTTCTGCCGCCGTGGATTGCAAACATTGGGTAAACGAATCCATCTGTCGTTTCTACACCCATATCTTTTGCCGGAATACCGCCAGAAACTTCTATTGAGTACCAGGTTTCCAATATATCCCCGGTTACAGTTTCCGTAATTGGAGAAAAATTGATTTTTTCTCCTGTATTGTATAATCCTCTGTATACCTTTATTTCTCTTGTTACGCTCATAATGGTATCTCTCCTTTACTGCTCTACCGCTTCAAAACTGAGGGATTGTGATATTATTCTTCCGTTTATAAATCCATACTGTTCTACAGAATAATTGCCAAAGTAACATTTTATTGTTTCTACTTCTGAATATTCATTTACAAAAGATAATGTATGAATGAATGTATTGTTTACTACCAATCTTTTAATTTTTTTTATCTCTGCCGGAGTAAGGCTTGGTGGAAAAGAAAATTTTACCGTTACTTTATTCGTAACAACTTTTCCTGTCATTTTTCCAGTTCCACTTGTTCTCCTTGTTTTGGAACTTTGTACCAGTTCTCTTGTTATTTGCACCCCGCTTGCAGATGGAGACGGTATGCTTTCTCCGTCTATCTTTGGTCTTGTATAACTGCTCATATTTCAACCCCTTTTCCTAAAAAAATGCATAATAAAAAGACGCCAGATTGTTCTCTAGCGTCTTTCTTATTAGTTATTCTGTTTTTTAGCAAGTATCTAAATCACTACACCAACCAAAAATACGGTAAACAGTACATAAAGCAAGTATATAGACCCAACAACAATCGCCAGAACATCATCGGCGATGTTTTTGTGTTCGCTCGGCGTTGCTAAGTCTACAATTCCTAAAATCATTGCAACCAAACATAAAACCATCCTTAATGAGTACGGCAATATGATTCCTAAGATACCAATTCCACAAAAAACTGCGGCGGCAATTCCTAGCCCTGTGTGTTTATTTTTCTTTACAGGCTTGCTCTCCGCTTTCTGATCTTGCTCCTTTTTCTTCTCCTCATACTCAACTTCTGCTGATACAGGCGCACCGCATCCATCACAGAATCTTGCCGTTTCTGGCAACTCTTTCCCACATTTTTTACAAAACATATCGTTCCCTCCATTTTTTGTTTCATTTTATCATTTTATGCGGATTTTATCAAGCCATACTCCATGATGTGCCGCCACGGCCTTTACTTATTTTTGTTGCGTTATTCATTACCTCTGTTGTAATCTTTTTGCCGTCCAGGTATACATCCCCTCCACCAATATCCATTTTACCGATGGTTTCATTTATGGCCGCTTTTACGGCGGTATAAACACTAGGAGCAACGGCGTTTGTAATTCCGGTGTATATCTGTTCGTTGTTTACGACTTTATTCTGTGATCCTACTTTTCCTACAAGTTCCGGTCCACTTTCTCTTGCCATAAACATTTGACCAACTGGCGGTGTACCACCATTCTTGTACCACTCTACCTTATATCCGGCCGCTATGTACGGTGCCGCACTGGTAGAATCAAGAACAGTTATGCCTGTTCGTTTCATTCTTACTTTTTTGGCTTTTTTATCAACCTTGACGCCTTTCAAAAACTTCGATGTCATGTCTGTGTCAAAAGCACCTTTTTTGATAAGGCTGTTAAAATAAGATTTTACCTGTTTTGCGGTCGGGAAAAGTTGTGCTGTAGGAATAAGAGGATTCCCGTCTTTTCCTTTTAAGCCTCCTAACTCTTTTCTAATCTTGCTCATTAAATCTTTAGTGTTAAAAGAAGCACTTACTTTGATATTTTTACCGGTCGTAAGATTCTTGATCTTTCCTTCCACTTCTGAAACATCCGCATCAACCTTAAAGTATACTCCCGGAGCAATCTTATCAATCTTTCTTCCAAGATCATCTACTTGGTTCATTCCCTCAATTTCAGTTTTTATGCTAGTAGTGACTTTTTTACCTGCAATTTTATTTAATTGTGTATAAAAGTCCTTTGTGCTTTTATAACTTTTATCGCAGATTTTTTTGTACTGGTCAAATGAGATTTCTCCTTTGTCAAGTTTTTTTTTCAGTACATACAACGCTGTACTTGTAACCCCGGTACTGACACCGGCCTTATCCATGGTCTTCTTGAACTTTTCTCCGTACTTATTAAATTCTTTTATATTACCATTTGTAAGTCTGGAAGATGTTCTGGCATCATCTAAAGCATTGTTCCACTCTGCTGTTGATTTGTATGTTTTCGCCATCAGATTGTCATATGTCTGGTAATCAATCTGCCCACTTTTGAACATTGTAAGGGCTTTGCTTACTAATGATTCTGCATCTTCTGATCCTCGTATTCCTTTCAGAGATTTATAAGCCGCAGTTCTCGTTTGGTTTTTCTGGTAGTATTCATCCCTTCTTTCTCTTACATTTTTCCCTTCACTGTCCCATGTATCAACAAACATTTTGTTGTACAATTTTCTATTTTTCTTTTTCATGTCAGCAAGGTACTCTTCCTGCCTTTTACCACCATTTGTAAGTTTCCCAAGTTCTTTCAGCCTGGAATTTACTCTTGATTCTGTTGTCTCAAACTTACTGTCATAATGTGCGCCATGCAGTGCAAGATCAATTTTATCACTAATCATATCTCCAATGCCGCTAACCCATTCACTGGCTGAATACTCTCCGCTTAAAAGCACTCCAAGTCCTGAAAACGGTTTGAGAAGCAAAGGAGTTTCTTCTGCTACTTCTGAAGGACTGTATTTTGACAATGTTTCCTGCCATTGTGACTTCGCCCAAGAGACAGCAACCGCCGCAACGATAGCGGCTCCCATAACGCTTCCTATTGCCGTTCCGGCCGCGCTAAGTTTTGGACTGCCCTTTAATGAGGTCAGCATGGTTGTGAATTTTCCTTGTACTATCGGCGCAGCACCATCTATTCCTCCACCAATTCCCGATGAAAAAAGTGATGTAAATATGGACAATATACCTTTTAACTTCTTGTAAGCAAATACGGCACTAAATACCGTAATAATTGTTTGTGTCATTCCTGCCGGGTTTGTCTTAAATGCGTAAAAAGCAGTTTTTAGCAACGACCACAAGGCAGTAGTAATCACATGGGCTGTTTTGCCTAATATTCCAATCCAATCAATGGAACCAAGGAAGTCTCCGATTGCTTTTCCTACTTCATCCCATTTTACTTTTTCCATAGCATAAATAAGCGTATCTCCAATACCTTTTATTCCGTCCGATATGCTTTCTCCAAGTTCCTGCCATCCGCTTTTCCCGGATTTTCCTACCTTGTTCATATCTTCAAAAAATCCGTTGATAAGATCTCCTATTTTTTCTCCAAGGATGTTAAATGTATTTTTGCTCTTTAATGTGGAAATTGCTCCAAACGCAAAAGTTATAATCGACCTTAATTTTGCACCCATAAGTTTTCCTGTTTTTGTCCAGTCAAATCTTCTTATCGCACTATCAAGGCCTGTTGCTATGGATTGTCCAAAAGCTAAAAAATCAAAGGTGGTCAGAAATGTGTAAGCAACTCCTATTCCTGTGTTTAATCCCTCTGCTATTGTTTGTCCTATAACTACCCAGTCTGTGCCTCTTATAAGCCCATTCAAAAAGGTAGCAAGTGACTTGGCAAGTTTCTTTCCTGTGCCTTGTATAGATGCCCAAGGTATTTTACTTAAGCCGTTTGAAATCCAAGTTCCTAACGCCTTTCCTATTTCTGTGTAGTCTCCGCCTTTTCTCCATCCTTTTAAGATTTCTTTTTTGATTCTTTGTGCGTATTGTACCGCCTTATTTTTATTGCTGTTAAACGCCTTATCCCAGATACTTTCATATCCTTTTAACGCCTTTGCAATATCGGCAGACAAATCAAAATCATTTCCATTTCCGGGATTTGTCTTTTGGGTTCCGTCGGAAGTGCTATTGTCTTGCAGTTTGTTCAGCACATCAAAGCCTTGGATGTTATCAGCCAATTTCTTGGTTGATTTTGCCGCCTTATTTGTGGACTTGGCATAATCATCCATATCGTCTGCCGCATCCCCATAATCTGGCATTTTCCATGAATTTGAGAGGTCTCCCAGTTTTATTCCTGCCAATTTTGACACCCAAGAAACAAAATCCTGCAAAACCATAACAACAGCGTTAAGGTACGGATATACTTTCTCTAATACAGGTATAAACAAGGCTCCTATTGATCTAGCCAAGTTTTCAAATCCAGCCTGCAACATTCTTAACTGGTTCGCAGGCTGATTGATTGTCCTACCAAGATCGCCGTATGCAACTTTTGATTGCTCTAACATGGTCAATATACGCAACTGTATTTTTTCGTTTTGGCTCATGCTGTTTACACTCTCGCTGACACCGTGATTAAATGCCGTTTGTGCTAAACCAGCCTTTGTAATGTCGATTCCGTAACTATAAACAGCCCTACTCATTCCAATCATACCGCTTCTAAGATGATCCATGGTTGTCTGCAAATCTTCATTTGCCAGGGAACTCCAATCCGCAGAAAGCATTGATAACGCTTTTGACGCCATGATGGAAGTCTCTCCAAGCATCACTGCGGAGTTAGTAATCTGTGAAATAGCGGCGTTGTAATTCATAACCTTTGTTATATTAAGACCAAGATTATTCTGCATCTTGCTTTCCAGATCTCCTGTGTTGTAATCCACATTAAATCCAGTCATTTGAGTTTGCAGTTTTGAAAATCTGGTTCTAAAACTCTTTGCATATTCTTCCGCGCTTTTATACCCTGCATCTGCAAAATTTTCGGCACTATCTTTTCCGATTTTGTCTAATGCAACAGAAAAATAGTTAAATTCCTCTATGTAGTCCTGCGCTGATCCGATTGCACTGCCAAGTCCCTTTAATGCTCTTATGGCTATCCACGCCTTGGCATAAAACAATCCTACAACCTGTGCCATATTCTTCGTGCCTTTATTAAACGGACTGAATTTTGAAGCAGCCTCTTTTATCTTGTTCCCAAAGAAAGACGCAACTTTTGATCCTCTGTTTGCCGATCCAGAAAAACCATTTAATGCCGTTCCCGCTTTTGATCCGGCAGTAGCCAAATTACCTATTGCTGATACAAGCTGAACTGTTCCTTGTGACACCTGCGGCGCACTTTGCAACGATTTTATAAATAACAACAGTTTGTCAGAAAGATTTTTCAAGTTGTCTGCCGTCTGCTTTGTCCTCATGCCGGCACTTGCTAATTTTGCAATGGCTGTTGTTATTTCTGTAGTTCCTGCATCTACAACCGGTGCCTTTGCCAGTGTTTTTATAAATGATTCTAAATTTTTTTGCATCAGCGGCAATCCGCTTGCTGACATACCTGTTTTACTTCCTGCGCTTGCCAGTCTCGCAATTGCGCCAACTACCCTTGTTACGCTATTTTCTATTTTGCCAGCAGAAGAAAGGCTACTTACAAGGCTTGTAATTCCGTTACCGATGCTTCCTAACTTGGAAACATCCACATTGCCGCTCAATGATGTTGTAAGCCTTGCTATAGCACTTACCATGCTGTTTACATTCTTGTTATTAAAATTTGTATTCCCTATGTTTTTTAATGATGCCGATAACGGATTAAGTGCATTGCTAACAGTGGATATTTTTTTTCCGTCCAGTTCTTCAAACTTTTTTAATCCTTTTACTGTTCTTGTAAAATCCGGCATTTTGACATCTTTCATTTTATTCATTCCAGATGCCATCATATTTATTCCACTTGAAAATTTCTGCATCCCTTTTGTGTCGATTCTTGTAATAGATTTTGATAAATTTTCCAATTTTCGACATAAAGAATCAATATTTTTTTCTGCTTTACTTGTTTCCGCAGAAATCTCCAATTCTAAAGAATCCATTTCAGACAATGCAAATCCACCTCTTTTCAAATTAAAAAAGGGCAGTATCAATCTCTGCCCTTTCCATCTTGATGTGCCAACCGCCAGTTGGCTTTTCTTATTTCTCTTTCCATTATGTACTGTTCAAGTTCTTTTTGCTTTTCTTCTTCTGTCAGTTCCCCATTTTCTCTTCTCTGCATCTTGGTTATTGATTCTTTTAGGTACTCGCTTTTTGCATCTTTCCCTAAAAGTGCGTGTTCCACCGCAACCATTACAGCGGAAATTCCGTATGTTCCAAACCAATTCCACATCTTTTCGTCTTCAAGTTCTTGCCTTTGCTCAAACCCTTTTCTGTAACTTTCTATCATTCTTGGGTTCATGTTCTCAAATTCTTCTAAAGTGATTCCCATTGCGACTGCATCTGGGAACCACTCATCCCATATTATTTTGTGGAAGTCTGTTTCCTCTTGTGATCCTGCGGTTTCTTCGGTTCTTTTTTCTCTTCCTGATCCAGTTCCTCGAAGTTCTTGTTCATTTCTTCCATCATCTTCTGAAGACCGCTTCGTTTGAAAAAACCATCATCTTCCATACATTCCTTGATTTCCTCAAAGACATCATAGAATCCAATGTCTTTTTCGTCCATATATTTTTCAAGCAATTCATTTGCTTCATCTTCACTCATATTATGGTGCTGCAGCAGCCCGGCAAAAAAAGCAATCTGCGTTGTGTCAATCGTGTCTGCTGCCATATTGGCAGTTCCATCCATCATTGCACCGATTTCTCCTTTTCCTTCGTTGTCTAACTGTCTAAGCACATGTGCGCCGGAAAGCATCAAAAACATTTTCTGAATAAGGTTTTTGCACTCGATTGATTTCATTCTAAATTCAATCTTATATTCTTTTCCGTCTACTGTAATTGTTTTCATATTCTTTACCTTTCCCTTTCTTCCCTTTTATAGGGAAAGGTGGCGGTCTTAACCGCCACCAGTTCTCACATTAAATATTTAAGTCATCAATGACCGTTTTGGTTTTTGTTTCTTCGCCATCCGTAACAACGGCCGGTTCTTTTTCATCATCTAACGAATGGCTACTTATTCCCCCGCTGTGGGTTCTACTTTGGTATCACTTCCGATCAATTCATCAATGATAAGATTCATTGCCATTGTCGCAAGGCTATTCCCTTCTTTTCCGGATTTCGGAATTTTAGTAGGTGGTGATGCTACATAAAATTCAGCCTCATCAAGCCCCGGAGTGATTTCCTGGAACCACATTCTTTTTCCACCTGTAAGTTTCTTATACTCCGAAATAAGTTTTTCCCACTCTGCAAGGGTCTCATTTGTCTTATTTACCGTTACAGCCATAGTGTCAGTCAATGTATCTCTTCCTGGGATATTTCTTGTCTGACTATCTTCCAACGCTGACGCATCAATGTTTTCCGGATCCACCGTAATTTCATCAATGCTGTTAATTCTTGTCAGCAAAGTAAATGCTGTTGGCTTTGTTCCGGCTGTTGTTTCTACTCCGTATGAAAGAGTAACGCCAAGCGTTGATACTCCTGCTACTGCCATTTTAATTCCTCCTTTTTTGCAAAAAAATAAGAGCATATTTGCTCTTTTTTTAATTTAGTGTGTCATTTGCTCCAATCAGACGGCTAAACCTTGCTATTGATCTATACACATCCGATTCATATTGTATTTCTCCGATTTGATTCCCGGAAAATCGCATTCGTTTGAACGCTTCTAAAACAACCAAGGTTACTTTTTTTGCATCTGATTTGTCAGTGTTTGTAGTAATTTCAACTTGCATTGTTTCCATTACTGCGTTTACCGTTTTCCCGTCCAGTGTTGATCCGGTCTCCACCGGTGTTAGTTCGTGGATATATACAGTGGGGAACCTTGGTTTTTGTGTGCTTTTACTTTCAGTCGTAAAGCGCACATCCGGATAATCTTTTTCTAGTAGTGGTTTTGCAAATGCCACTACATTGGAAAAAATATTTGTTTCCAAGTCGCTTATCCATTGGTTTTCGCTAACCACTACTTAAAAGCCTCCTTTGCAATTCTATTGAATTTCTGCATCATTTCTATTTCTGCCTTATACATTGGCATTGTTGCCCTTACACCGTGTGTGTAATGCCATTTATCATCGTTTCCTAGGTAATACCAACCATCTTCAAAGGCGTGTATCTGCCCCGGGTATGTTCCTACGCCATATCCCATTTCATTTGCTTTAGGATTAGGTATCTTGTTGTAATGTATTCCAGATCCAAATTCGATAGCAAGAACTGTATAAAAAGGATCTCTGCCCTCAACTTCATGTTTTTCTCCTGCCGCTATAAGCATTGCTTTACAACCATATTCCGTTTGTTGTTTTTCTACTCTTACGCTAACAGTATTTCCAAGAGGGCTTTCATTGATTGCTTCAAGCATTGCTTTTTCTCCTGCATCTGATAACATATCAATGAATTTTTCGCTTTTATCTCTTAATTCATTTTTATACTTTTGCAACTCTTTTATTGCATTTTTGATAGATTTTGCCGATAACGACATTTTTATTTTTTTCATTGCTTCACTCTTTTCTGTAATAAAAACAAATCACAAGTGATACCCTCGTCTGCAACGCCTTTCACAATGTAATCCGCCGTCTTTTCTTCGACCATACCATCTTTATCTATTCCGACCTGGCTTTTTTTCCATACAAGATCTCCGCTTTCAAGAGGAATCTCTCCCTTATCAGCTACGATCTGACAGTATGAAGCAGAATCATCAACGCCAAATTCTTTCATAAGTGCTTCACTTAACTTGTTGCTTATGTTTGCTTCAAAATCAACCGGATCATAATATCCTGTTTTTTCGCCTTTTATTTTAGGGATTTTGCTACCAGAGTCATCCAGGTAATATATAAAATTCCCTTGGCTGTCTGTGTAGCCGGTGTAAATAATATTCCCTAATTCGTCTCTTTCGTATAATGTAATTTCCTTGCCTTGCTTGGCATATTTCATCGGCTGCATATTTAACCTAAGCATTTTTTTCTTCCTCTGGCAGTCCAGCAACGCTTTTCAAGATAGATAATACGCCAGCAAGCAATGATGCTGACAAGACATATTTCCAATCAACACTTTCTACAACTGCTGCAGTTCCAATGCAAGCCACGGCCGACTGCGCTACAGTGTGCGCTGCTCTAATCCCTGCTTTCTTAAACCAATCTTTCCAGTTTCTTCCTTTCATCTTGCAATCTCCTTTCCTTCCAGATTAAGTCTTGATGCGATTTCATCAATTCTCTTGTGCGCCTGTTTACAACTTTGCTCCAGCACAATCAACTTGTCGTTGTGCTTCTGTATATCTGACCTAACACTTGACAATTGAGACTTTATATCTTGGGTTGTCGAATTGATGTTGTCTAACTTCATGTTTATCTTTGTATTTTGTTTTACTCTTTCTTCAATGTCCTTAGTATCTGTTCGTTTGTTGTTTTTCATACCAAAAAAGATGGAAAAAACAACTGATACTATGCTTATAAGAATTGCAATTAACTGCATCCTATACCGCCTTTCATTTTATGGCATACAGCCCACCGCCGCATAATGTATGCCCCCTGCTGCTTTCGCAACGCACAATCTGCTACAATAGAACATTAACCATCGGAACAACATTTGCTATCAGATCATTTCGGCTTTTCCATGTTCTGCTAACCCCGTTCTCTGAATACGAAGACATATAGGCTTCTCCGGCTTGCGAATGGTCATATACCGCAAGGTTTATTATCGTACTCTTATACTTTTCCAAATCTCCATTGATTTGTTCTTCTGTATAATTTGGGGGATATGACCTTGCTTTTATGACATCATCTTTAGCCTGCTGTATCAGCTGTGAAATAAGTGGATTATCGTTTACTTTATCAAAAACGACAACCTCTTCTTCCTCTCCCTCTTCATTTTCTTTTTTTTCTACATGGTATTGCCCCAGTCGAATTTTTACCTGCTCGACCAATGTATATTCCTGCATATTAAAACTCTCTTTCTAAAGCCCAAACACATCCAGAATGTATTTTTTTAACTCTGCACCTGTCATGGTTTCAGCGTTTTCTACACCGGTTTTCTTTGCCATTTCTTTTAATTCGTCAACCGGCATCCTGTTAATGTCCGTTTTTGTGTAACTCTTAGTCTCACTTTTTGTTGAGATTGGTTTATCATCCGGGACCTCTGCCCCGGATGGATACCAAACACCATTTCGGTTTACGATGTAAGGATATTTCATACGATCACCTCTTTACACTTCTTTTCTTGTGTAATAGGTTTTAGATCCAGTCACACTTTCATCCGATGTGAGTACATAATCGTTTCCGCTCTTTTCGTACCATCCCTGCTCTTTAGGATTTCCAGATGCGTCACTTACGGCCTCGTAAGTGTATTTTGTAGACACCTTGATAACAAAGGTGGAATCCATATTTTCATATGATGGCAAAACGATTTCAGATGCAGTCACGGATGTAACTGCCGGTGGTCCGTACTCCACTTTCTTTGCGATTGCAATTCCAACGCCATACATAGACACATCAACATCCGCTACCTGTGAAGCAGTTCTCTCCTCTGGCGTAGTTCCAAACCAAGTCTTGCCAAGGGCACCAGCAGGAAGAAGAGTAACTTTATTGTCCGGATAAAAATACTGATCGTTTTTGTCTTCATCCATGTACATCTTGTCGTACAACACGATAGAAAGTTTTGTTCTTGATCTTACAATGGAAACAACATTCTCTTCTGTCATTTCAATGTTGGCTGTCAAATTCTGTGCCAGAATTGCGTTCTTAACCTGCTTATTGTTCAAGAGATACTCAAATGTGTTTGAGTTCATCAGAACATAACTGGCAATTTTCCCAAGTTTTGCAAGTGCTTTTCTGGCGTTGTTGAGATCTGTCAGCGGTTTTGAGTTTTCCGTGTCGCTCCAATCCGATGTACCCTCTAATTTTAAGTAATGCTTTGCAGCATACTCTCCGTTAGGGTCGTAATCATATTCGTATTTAACGCCATCAGATTCGATTCCAATGGATGGATGGCCCTCCGTTGTTGCCAAAAGAGACATTCTCATTCTCTCCGGAACTACTTCCGCTCCGCTCAAAAGTGCATTTGTATCATCATAAACGCTCTGCAATGCACTTTTAAGGTATGGATCGTTTTCATCATCGGCTCTTCCGATCTCCTGCTCATCTTCCTCTGTGATCTGCATTGTTTCTCTAAAAAATGCCATCTGCGTTTTTTCGATTTTTACACCTTCTCTGGTTCTCAATGCAGGCAAAGCGTCAAAATTTGATGCTTTCAAAGTAACCGGAAGTCCTTTGTGTGTTTTGATCCATTTAAGATCAAGGCCTGCTTTTTTCATTTCCGGAAAAAACTGCAAACCAAGATATGGAATTGCGTTACTTGCATCGTTGGTTGCCGCAAGGGCAATAGCAGATGTATTTACAACTTCGCTTGTTAACATTTTTTGTCCTCCTTTTTCACTCAAAAACAATCATTGGCAAAGCAGTTTTTACCGCCGTATCAATTGTTACACCGGAATGTTCTTTTGCCACTTTTTCGTTGATGTATGCTTTTTTCAACAATGTTGCCTGCGGCCGGTCTTCTGTCACATCGTGTAACAAAATACCAACAACCGTTGCTGTATTGTCTTTTACGCCAGTTTTACCAATAGGTGTTCCGGCTTTTACAACTTTTTTCCCATTTGCCAGTTTTTCCTGGACGCTGGTAAAGTCCAAGGTCATCGGGATTCCCTCAAACGGTTTTCTGCTAAGGATCAATACATCCCCTGCATAGTTTGTCTGTTCAAACTGCATCTTAATTACCTCCTAAATAATTTGAAATAATATCGTTGTTTTCTTTTTTGTCTGCCGGATAAAGACTCTCTACGATCTTTTCAGCCGTTGTCTTCTGATCTCCAGCAGTTTCAGTGCTACCACCTGGGTTTGGTGTTTTTTCTAATGCCTGTTTTTCATACTCGGCTACAGCATTTTTTTTGCTGTCAGAAAAGATCTGGCCTAAAACTTCGTAATCAGTCATTCCTTCATCTGTCACAACCTTGCTCGCCTGTTCTGCTGTAATGCCAAACTTTTCCATGGCTGTTGCTCTCTGGGTTCTAACTGCATCTCTCTTTTCGAGTTCTGCAATTTTCTGATTGGCTTTTTCCAGTTCTTTTGCGGCTTTTTCTGTTTCTGATAAATTCTGGCTATTTAATTCGTCAAGCTGCGACTGCAATTCATCAGCCTTTTCAGCTTTTTCTTTGTAGCCTTTTGCTTTCTCTCTTTCGCCTTTTAAGGCTTCGTTGATTGAGTTCAGATAATCAGAAATCTGGCCATCTGTCGGCTCCTCAACTCCTAAAGAAATAAGTTTCTGTTTTGCTTGTTCTCTGGTCATAATCTTTCCTCCATCAATTCACGATTTTTAACGCGGTTTGCTCCGCTTGAATTGTTTCTTCTGTTTTACGCACAGATGCATTTTTATAAAATAAAAGAGACAGTTTATTCAACCGTCTCTTTATTTGCTTGGTCATTGCCATTCGCATATGTTTCCTGGATCCTTATCATCATATCAATACTTTCTTTTGATACAAACTCCGGATCTCCAAACATATCAACCGTTTTGACCGCAATTTTAGGGTCAATTCCAATCCGTATTAAAATTTCAAGTGCTTCTGCCTTTGTAAGCAGATTGTCAAGTTTATTGTGGTTGATATGTATTTCAATATCACTCGGCATAAGCGTAAACTCTTTGCTAATCCTTAGCCGGTTAAGAATAATCTTTAATGACATTCTTTCAGACTTTTTAAGAATTGGCTCGTTAATTGCCGTTCTTAATCCGGCGTCATAATGGCCGTTTCTAAGGTTTACAGCACCGGCAGTATCTCCACCGGCGTTGTTGTTTGATCTATTAGCCAAGCCCTGTATACTCAAAAACCTTTCAAACAGATCATCAAACACAACCTGTCCCTCTGTCTGATTAAGTTCGTTTGACATTACATCAACATCAGCCTTGTTTTCAGATCCGTTATTTGATTTGACAACTAACGCTCCCATCAATGCCATTTTCCGGAAATTTTCCTCATCTATTTCGCAATTTACAAACTTAATCCAGGAAGAAACAAATTGTTCTATACCGTTTATGCGGTCAGAACTAAGTGTATTAAGCGCATCAGTAATCGGGATCGTGATCTCAATATCTGAAATTCTTCTCGCATTGTTTGGGTATTCAACTACCGGGATTGCTCCATTTCCGTTTACGCCATTTGACTGGATAGAATGATCTCTTATTAAAAACCATTCTCCTTTTGTATAGCAGAAATAAATTTCTTTCCCATCTTCATCCTCCCTTATCTGGCAAGAAAAAGCCGGTCTGCCGTTTGAGTAGTAAACGACAAATGTATATCTTGGGTCTTCAGAAGACAAGAAAAAATCACTCTCGTCTAACAATTCTCCATTAGATTCATCATTTCCAATAAATCTGTATGCCGTTCCACAAATGCTTCTCCATCTGCAAATCTCAATATCAACCTCTTGCTTGCTTTCTGAATCCATCGTTACATTTAATTGAGTGATTTCCTCTGATTTCTTTTCATCAGTTCCTCTCAATACATATTGGATGGGTTCAGCGCATATGTCCGCTGTTTTTCTTTCCACAAGTTCATATGCCAGATTCACAACAATTTTGTTGTTTACATCCGGCCTGTTTTGCTTGGTTCTGTACAAAATAGGTTGATCTCCCCGGTAGTATCTATCAAGGTATTCTATTTCTACAGCATTTTGTCTATGAAAAGTAAGTGCTTTGTCTAATTCCTCAATAATGTTCCCGGCACTTATCTGGTTTTTTCTTGTAATAATTTTCTTTCTTCCAAAATTACACCCATTGACGGCCGTAAACGGTCTTATGTTTTTCCCATAATACCTAAACATAAACTACACTCCTTACTTAACAAAACGACATACCGCTCGAGGTCGTTCGGTTTGACCTTCTTTTGCTTACTGTCTCTCCAGTATCTGTCAGATACACAATTTGTCTTTTGCACTTGCGGCAAATGGAATATACATTTGATTTTGTTATTCCGTCGTATTCTGCTACTTTTCTTCCGCAATCTGGACAATATATTGTTTTTTTACTCATTTTTCTCCTTTTTTTGCATAGAAAAAGGAGCGCAAAATTGCGCTCCTTTCACGAATAATACACCACGGTTTGTTGTATTATATGATAACTGGCATTTTAATATTACAATATCTTTTCCGAACATATCGAACAACTTTCCATAAAACGGTTAAAAATCATCCGGACGCTGTTTTCTGTATTTCCTCCGCCGATTGCATCCGCTACTTCATTCCATGACTTACTCTCCAAAAATCTTAAATTGATAATTCTTCTTACTCTGCTATCATCGACGGACGCTATAAACTTTTCAACATCATTTGTTTTTTCTACCAGATCAATTTCCAGCAACTCCAGCGTTGCTTTTCTGGCATACAACAATGTTTTTTTTCTGCTGTATTCCGGTACCGGTATTCCCTCTACCTTAAAATGCTGTGTACCGCCATATCCCCCGGTAACAGTATCTCTTACCGTTTCTCCATCTTCTATTTTTTTTATATCAGATTCCAGTTTCTTAATTTTGTTTCGCACCTCACCCATTTCTTTTCTTAGGTCTACATACTGCGATAAAACATTTTTTGTTACCATATTCCACCATACCCCCTAAACGGATTAATTACTGCCTCTGCCTTTGATACATTTTTCTTTTTCTGCATCCTTATTGCAAAGTTTGAAAAAACATCCGGGACATCATCTAATTGCTTTTTCCCGGAAACAGAATATCGTTTCAATAGACCCATCATTACGCCGTAAGGTTCTTTCGGACTGTACTTCGAGGAGTCTTTGAAAATAACATGCTGTAATATCCAGCTTGAACACTGGAATATTCTTGCTTCTTTATTTGTTTCTGTCGGGGTATCTGTTATATTGCAAATCCACCCAGCAGATTCAACTCTTTTATTTACCTCCATAGCAACACGGTCTCCTCCTGCGTTTCGTTCAAATTCGCATTCTTGGACTTTGTTGTTTACTAAAACGAACGAAGCGTTTCTGTACTGTTCTTCGTAGTCAGAAGTATTGCTGCACACACAATCAACGCAATAATAATCTTCTCCATATTTCTGCAATATCGGCATAACAAAGTAGTCTGTTCCTTTTCCCTTTGTGTCGCACTGCCCTGTAATGATTTCTGGCTCTCCGTGCGGAAGATTCAAATATCTTCGTATTTTGTCTTCTGGGAAGAGCAAGCCTTCTCTTTCGATAGGGTCCTGTTTGTAAAGACACCTATAAGAGATTTCATCCATAAGTCTTTGCTGATCTTCAAAAAACTTTTCAGTAAATCCTCCGAACTCATAGTTGTAGTTACTTTTCCCTGTTTTCGGATCAATGTCCGGAACTGCTATTACTTTTACCCTTTTTTCCCCGGCATACTCATCTTGTATCCGTCCGATTACATCCTTTACGCTCCATCTTGTTGCTATGTGTATTTCCTTGCATGGTTTTTGGTCTATATCAACAGTTTTCCTTTGCCTTGCATCAATAGAATATTTCCCCCACAGTTTTTCTAGTATCGTTGGATTTAAGGCTTGCTCAATTCCACCTATCATGTCATCTACAAGTAAAAACTTTGAAGCACGAACTTTTCCGGCATTGCTACTTCCAACTGATGTACATTGCAAGGATGGAAAAGGCTTGTATTTCCCAACATTAAACTGCTCTAATTTTGCATTTGTACCCGTTATTTTTAATTTGGGGAAAATTTCATGCCATGTGTATTCTTCTTTGTTTGCTACTATGTCATAAACGCCGTCATAATACATTCTCGTAATATCTCCGCTGTGAGAGTAAAACAAAGTATAATCTTTTGGATACCAGCCTATTATTGCCGAATTAAAAAACTTCTCAATCGTTGTTTTTCCAAAGCCAGGAACCCCGGAAATACATAATATATCGTATTTATCATCAATCATTCCTTGTAATGCATCAATAAGTCCCATTTTTTCAAAGCATTTCTTTTTAGGCATATAAAACCTTTCCTGCGGCTCCCTGTTCTTCTCGATATATTGCATATAACTGTCAAATATTTTTCTTCTTGCTTCGATCAGCACAGGCTCATAATACAAATCAATAAGTTGGTACCTTGTATTGTGCGCAAAAGCATACTTTTCCAGATCCCATATTGTACCGCCTGTTTTTTGCTTGCAAAAAGACTGGATTATTTCTTTTGCCCTTTTTGTGATTTTAAGGACTTTATCTTCCTCTTTCATTTGATCCGCAACATTACAGGCCTGCACATATGCCCTCATTACTGTCTCGTCGATGCCATTTTTTGCTATGTAGTTTTCATATCCTTGGATTTTTTCTTTTAGACCATCAGATTTCAAAAAAAAGCACCTCGCTTAAAAGCAAAGGTGCTTGATAAAAGACCTCTGCCTATAATTTTTTTAGGTTAGCGGCTAACTCCATTTGTTAGTCGGTCTTGATATAATTCAATTCATTCCGCAGGTTTTCTACCGCAGATAAAACATCTCTCTCCTCTAGCAGCATCCTCTAATGTTGAACAATCGATAGAAATTCCGCATTTTGTCGGTTCCAAATCGCATAATGGATTCGATTGCGTGCATATATCAGATTTTTCTATCGGCGGATTTCTATACACTGATTCAAAAGTTACTTGATATGCGCTATTCATTTCAGCAATACCATCTTTTACCTGGTATTTTTTAATAATAAATTCGCAATTCTCGTCCGAACATTTTTTGCACAAACGATAAAAATATTTAATGTTCTTGATAAAAGTAATAAGCGTTTTCAATTTCTTAATCTCTCTTTCTTTTGAAACTTAACACTGCTGGCAGGAATCGAACCTGCGCCGCTGATCTGCTCTTCCAATTAAGCTACAGCAGTACCGAAATAAACTATTTGAAGTATTAGAGGTTTGGGTAATGACGAACCCAAAACCGGCCGGGCGGTGTGACCCGCCACTTTGCGCCGTTGCGCTTGCCGGTATTTACAAACTCATATTGGAGTTAACATGTGTATGCCACATTCAGTGGCAAAACCCGACAAGGCGTCTTGCACGCCTTTTAACAGAAACTCCTATCGGGTTTGGACGATAAATGTATATGACATTTACGCACCTTATTACCGGTTTTATTCGGTGCTGCCACATTGTGAAAGGAACGGTTCCGATATGGCATCCATTTGTCATTTTATATCTAATCCGTTTTTTATTTCCTCTACAGACTGCAAAATGCTATCTGTCAGTTCTTTTACCAATTCCGTATCAATTACCGTACCGCTGACGATGGATGATATTACTTCGCTCTCTATCTCCCCTGCACAAGCACATAACATCATTGACCCAATAACGATTTTATTATCTTTGTTAGTCATATCAACTCTACAGTCGTTCATATTCTCCATTTTCCAATATCTCCTTAAATCAATTTCAACAGCCATACAAGAAACCGTTTCCTTTTCTTGGCTATATAATATCCCCGGAATAAATGCTTTATTACTATATCCCCTCTATGCATTTTTAATAATAGTAGTTCTCTACTGGTTACTCTTAACATTCAACTTCTCCTTTTTGTTTTTGGCGGATATTTTGTGGACTTAGTTGTCCGGTGTGCTCCTCCGCT